GAAACGTCACTGGGAGAATGAACCTTATATGGGAAATCGTCAGTTGCAAGGTGGTGTTACTTTCCTTCGGGATCGCAAGACCGGTAACACCTATAATGTTCCTTATGGTTGGCATGGATTCTCTGATCTGATGCTGCAGAACCTTCGTGACAACTTCCCTTCTGTCAACTTTGTAGGTATCCGTGTTCTTGAGGGTCGTGATGCAAACGGATTTCTCAAGTTGTATCACGATCAGAACACTGATGATTACTGGAAACTTCATCGTGAGTGGAAGAAGCAACGTAGTTTTACCATCAAGACTTCTGGATATCATGCATACTTTGCGTTATCTGCAGCATCACTTTCCCAGGACTCTGATTTTGAAGTTGATGAAGGTGCAACTAAAGCAAAGATCAAGAGTGCATTTATTAAGTCTCTTAAGACTAAGAAACTAAATAAGAAAGTTCTAGGCGAATTTATTTCTTTGGTGGCATGACAAAAGAAAACTGGAGAGAAATTGCTAAAGCATCAGAAAAGGATCCTAAGGTGCTTGAAATCCTTGAGAATGGTCCTAGATCTCTCAGTCAGGCATATCTACTCGGAGCCATGCGATACAAGTATGGACGATCTGACAAGTGACACATGGGGGGTTTGGGACCCCCCTTTTTCGTCTATAATAACTTTAGTTCAAACAAAGCAAATGGGTCTGTCCAAAGAAAGCATCATCGAGTGTCTACGTGAATCTTATGGCGAGTCTGTGACTTCTGCCGAGATCAAGGCATATTGTCAGATGAATGACTTTAACTATCAGACTGTCACTAACAAACTGACTGACTATAAAGTTGGTCGTGGCAAATGGAACCTGGAAGTAACAAAGGAGACTGTGCAAGAACTGGAAGTATCCTATAGTGCTCCTGCTGCTCTTCCAGCAATCGAACAAAACCTTATCCCTGTCAAAGATGATACCTTCGTCCAGTTTGGTAACTTCACTGATATTAAAAAAATTATTAAGTCCGGTCTTTTCTACCCTACGTTTATCACGGGTCTCTCGGGCAATGGCAAAACGTTTTCTATCGAACAAGCATGTGCCCAACTCGGAAGAGAACTCATCCGAGTCAACATCACAGTAGAGACTGATGAAGACGATCTTATTGGTGGTTTCCGTCTTGTTAATGGCGAGACCGTCTGGCACAATGGCCCAGTCATTGAAGCATTGTACCGAGGTGCCGTGTTGCTACTTGACGAAATCGACCTTGCCTCAAACAAAATCCTTTGTCTCCAATCCGTCCTTGAAGGTAAAGGAGTTTTTCTTAAGAAGATTGGAAAGTTTGTTTCCCCTGCCGATGGTTTCCAAGTGTTTGCAACAGCAAACACTAAAGGTAAAGGATCCGAGGACGGGAGATTTATTGGAACTAACGTGCTTAACGAAGCATTCCTGGAACGATTCCCTGTGACCTTTGAGCAGGAGTACCCTACCCCTCAGACCGAACAGAGGATTCTGAATAAGATCTGTAAGGATGAAGAGTTCTGTAAGCGTCTTGCTGACTGGGCTGACATCATTCGCAAGACCTTCTATGATGGTGGTATTGAGGAGATCATTAGCACCCGTCGTCTAGTTCACATTGTGAAGGCATATAGTATCTTTAATGATAAGGCAAAGGCAATTCAGGTCTGCGTCAATCGTTTTGATGATGAAACCAAGCAAGCATTCTTGGAGCTGTATGATAAAGTCGATGCTGACTTTGTAATGCCTGTTGACGAGCAAGTACAATCCTGATATAATTATGGTTAACTCATGGTCCCTACTATTTGATGAATTAAGTATGACTAATCAAGACTATTGGGAAGACGATGGATTCAGTATCGTAGGTAGTCCTGGTACTGCATCTTCTGACACTATTATTTTTGGTAGCAGTTCTGCTGATATCATTAATTTTGGTGCTGCCCAAGACACACTGAGTCTCTATGGGGCATCTAGTTCAGATACTATTTCTTTTGATGTGAACATTCCTGAAACTAAAAACAACAGTAAATACAAATATACTGAGGATAAAATCCTCAAAGAATTGCAAGATTATATTGTTGGTACATATAATCAGCACTATTCTGCTGGTGATGACAAGATTCAAACTCTGGATCTGATTGAAGCTTGTGGTGATGGTGAAGCATTTTGCCGATCCAACATTCTCAAGTATGCCTCTCGTTATGATAAGAAAGGCACTGCTCGTCGTGACATTATGAAGATCTTGCATTATGCTGTTCTTCTGATGCATTTCAACGACAAGAATGCAAAACGTGAAACTTACCCCCAGTGAAACTGAGACCTTCTAATACTATGAAACTGTCTGATAAAACTATCTCTGTCCTGAAGAATTTTTCTTCTATCAATCAATCCATTCTGTTTAAAGAGGGTAGCAAACTTCGCACTATCAGTGTGATGAAGAATATTCTTGCAGAGGCAACTGTCACCGAAGAATTTATGAAAGACTTCGGTATTTACGATCTCAATCAGTTTCTCAATGGACTGAGTTTGCATCAGAGTCCTGAACTTGATTTTAAGAATGATGGTTATGTTGTCATTCGTGAGGGTAAGTCTCGTTCAAAGTATTTCTTTGCAGACCCTAATGTAATTGTGACTCCCCCTGAGAAAGCAATTCAACTTCCTAGTGAAGATGTATCTTTTGAACTTAGCACTGATCAACTAGAGAAATTGTTGAAGGCATCTGCTGTTTATCAACTTCCAGATCTTTCTGCTGTTGGTGAGAATGGTGTTGTCAAATTGGTTGTTCGTGATAAGAAGAACGATACATCGAATGATTACGCTGTGGTTGTTGGTGAAACTGAAGCAGAGTTCTCTTTTAACTTTAAGGTAGAAAACATCAAAGTTCTTCCTGGAACTTATGAGGTGGTGGTATCTCAGAAACTTCTCTCTCGTTTCACTTCTAAGAACCATGACCTCACTTACTACATCGCACTCGAACCCGACTCCACCTTCGGATAAGAAGGATTATCAAGGTCCTCTCTATGCTCCATGGTGGAAAGTTGAAGAGGGGAAACGTAAATTTCGTGAATGGTTGAAAAAACAACAAGAATGAAACACATCCTTTTTACCCTTAAGGGTTGTCCGTTTGAACTCCTTGATGATAGAGAGTTCATTCGGATGCTTTTGTATAGAGCAACAAAAGAATGCAAATCCACTCTACTCAACCTGGCAGCACATAAGTTTGATCCTCAGGGAGTAACTAGTATTGCCATGCTTGCGGAAAGTCATATTTCCATTCATACTTGGCCAGAGAAAGGTATGGCAGTTTGTGATATCTTTACTTGTGGTAAAGACGCTACACCTGAAGTTGGTGTAGAATACATGAAAGAACAATTGAAGGCAACTGACATTTCTTCTCATGAATTTGTCCGTCCTCTAGAGTGATATGCAACCTGATCCTTACGTTCAGTTTTTAGAAAACTGGATACCTGGAATTGGTGAGAGCACTAAACTTCATGATCAATTGCATGTGCATTTTGATCTTGGATTTAGTGTTAATGATGAAGCAAGACTTCTTGGATTTCAGTTAGGTCACCATCCTGCTGGAAATTTCTTTCATGTTGTGGTATTCTGTGTGATGAGTATTACGATTTATCCAAATGGATATCGTAACAGTTTGAAAGACCTGCAAGATTTTTATGAAGCATATTTGCTTGGAAAATATTGGCAGTCTGTTTCCTATTGGTTTATTCCCAAAACAATATTATGAGAGATGAATTTTTGTGGGTTGAAAAATATCGACCCAAAACTATTGAAGAGTGTATTTTACCAACAAATATTAAGAAGACTTTCCAAGACTTCCTAGATAAGGGAGAGGTTCCTAACCTACTCCTTGCAGGTCCTGCTGGGTGTGGTAAAACAACCGTAGCAAAAGCACTGTGTAACGAATTGGGGGTAGATGTATATGTCATCAATGGATCCGATGAGGGACGCTTTCTTGATACGGTCAGAAATACTGCAAAGAATTTCGCTTCGACCGTCTCACTTCAAGCAACTGGCAGACACAAAGTCATCATCATCGATGAGGCTGATAACACAACAAACGACGTACAACTCCTACTTAGGGCGTTTACAGAGGAGTTTTCTGGCAACTGCAGATTCATCTTTACTTGCAATTTCAAAAACAAAATTATCGAGCCCCTCCACTCCAGATGCGCCTGTATTGACTTTTCCACCAATTCCAAAAGTAAACCCCAACTTGCAGCAGCCTTCTTCAAAAGAATCCAAGAAATCTTGGCTGCAGAAGCTATTGAATATGATAACAAGGTCCTGGTAGAACTTATCAATAAACACTTTCCTGATTGGAGACGTGTTCTGAATGAGTGTCAACGTTACTCTGCTGGTGGTAAGATTGACTCTGGCATTCTTGCAACCTTTAGTGATGTAAAAGTAAATGACTTGGTTAAGAAACTTAAAGAGAAAGATTTTCCCGAAGTACGTAAATGGGTTGTCAATAACCTGGACAACGATACTAGTGTACTTCTGCGTCGTATTTACGATGCTTGTTATGATTCCATGGTTCCGAATAGTATTCCTGCTGCTGTGCTTACTCTTGCTAAGTATCAGTATCAGATGGCATTCGTGGCGGATCAGGAAATAAATATGCTTGCGTGTCTTACCGAAATTATGGTGGAGTGTGAATTCAAATGATTGATGTAAAACTTATTCGTATTGTGACTGGTGAAGAAATCATCGCAGAGGTTGTCTCTGAAGATGAAAATAATATCACCGTCAAAAATGGTCTGGTGGTCCTTCCCAATGCAACTGGTGTAGGATTTGCTCAGTGGGCAACTGTGATTGATCCTGATAATCCAGAAGTTACAATGAAACAACAACATATTGTATATGTTGTTGCTGTACAAGAAGATGTTGCCAAGAAATACAATGAAATGTTTGGTAGCAAATTAGTAACGCCGTCTAGTAAAAAACTAATTGTATGAAATCCGCAAAAGAAAAAATTAGAGCACAAGTCAAATCTAAGTGGTATTACATTTTCTGGGGTACTGCTACGGTATCTGTTGTTCTTGGACAACTTTATGTTGGCACAGGATACCGATACATGTATGATGGTATGCAAGAATTACTACAAAAGGTTGATGGAGTGCTTCTCCATGCTAACCCTGATAAAGGACCTAATTATCTCTGATGAAAGCACTGAAAACCCCTCTTCGTTATCCTGGTGGTAAATCCAAAGCCATCAAAACTCTGTCTGCTTGGTATCCCAAAGTAATTTCAGAGTATCGTGAACCCTTTATTGGTGGGGGTTCCATTGCTATCGACGTAACAAAATCTAATCCAAGTATTCCCATTTGGATTAATGATCTGTATGTGCCACTTTATAACTTCTGGGTCCAACTACGGGATCGTGGTCAGGACCTTTCTGAGAGTGTCAGAGAGCAGAAAGAGAAGATGCTTGAGAGTGGCACTCAAGAGGAGAAAGACAAGTTTGCAAGGGCACTGTTTGATCAGTATGCTGCTGAGATTGATACTTATGATGACTTTCAGAAGGCAGTTGCTTTCTTTATCATGAATAAGTGTAGTTTCTCTGGTATGACTGAGAACAGCACTTTCTCTCGCACTGCTGCTAATTCTAATTTTTCTTTGGCTGGTGCAGATAAACTATATTGGTTCTCCAATCTTATCAAAGATTGGAAAATTACTAACATTGATTACTCTAAAGTAATGAATGCTGATGGTCCTAAGAATACTTTTGTATTTCTTGATCCTCCTTATGATATCAAAGATTTTCTTTATGGAAAGGATCGTGAGATGCACAAATCATTTGACCATGAAGTATTTGCTGAGAACGTTTACAAGTGTCCTCACAACTTTATGATCACTTACAATGTGAATGATCGTCTTCTTGAGTTGTATAAAGATTATCACCTTGAGTATTGGAAACTACGTTACTCTATGGTTCATCGTGGTGATAAGAATACTCAGGACAATGTAAAGACCGAACTTCTGGTCACTAACTATTCCCTTACTCCTAAGACACCTCTGGAGGAGCAATGGAACTGAAAGATTGGTTGAACTCTATTAACTTTAACAAGGAAGATCTAAGTGCGGACATTAGCTCTTACCCTCCATATATCATTAATCGTTGTCTGTCTGGGCACCTTGATTGTGTCATGTTTGCTAATGAAATGAACAAACATCATTTCTTAGATAAGGATATGCAATATTCTTTTTATCTAAATACTTTGAGGAAAAAGAAGAGATTCTCTCCCTGGCTCCGAAAGGATAAAGTCACGGACCTAGAATGTATCAAAAAGTATTATGGATACAGTAATGAAAAAGCATCTCAAGCTTTGAAAATCCTGACACAAGAACAAATCAACTTTATTAAACAACGACTTGACACTGGAGGAATGAAATGAGTACTACGGTAGAACCTACGGTACAGTGGTCTCAGGATCAAATGGTGGAAGTGCTTCTGAATGAACCAGATGATTTCCTAAAGGTTCGTGAGACTCTTACACGCATCGGAGTTGCATCACGCAAAGAGAAGAAACTCTATCAATCATGCCATATTTTGCATAAGCAAGGAAGATACTTTATCGTTCATTTTAAGGAACTGTTTGCCCTGGATGGCAAACATGCCAATCTGACTATCAATGATGTTCAGAGACGTAACCGTATTGCTAAACTGCTTGCAGATTGGGGTCTGATTACAATCGTCAAACCAGACTCTGTAATGGATATCGCTCCTCTGAACCAGATCAAGGTGCTTGCATATAAGGATAAGTCGGACTGGATTCTAGAGCAGAAATATAATATCGGTAAGAAAGGCAAGACCCAGGAAACCGAATAAATAAACCTGCGATCTTTCGTGCGGTCGCTTCAAAAGTCGGAAACCCGAATCCCAGGACGTGCTTGACACTCCTGGGGTTTTCCCTTATAATATGTGGGTAAACAAGCCTGACGGCTTTACAACCCTCAAAACTAAAATGTTTATCAAAATTCCCAAGAAAGGCGTGCCCGCCAACATTAGGAAACAAGTGGAAGCAGCACTTCCAGAACCTCTGGTTGTTGCTGGATGGAAATTTGTACGATATGTTTGGCGTCGTCTTGATCAGGTCAACACCAAGGATGCTGATGGAAACAGTGACAACACTGTTCGTATTGGTGGCACTGGTGCAAACGATGTTCTAAAAAACTCCCTTGCAAAAGGTATTAATACTTCTAAACTTACTCCCTCAATCTTTCCAGATGACAATCTGTTGAACGGATTTAACCGATTTAAGAACCTTGCTCTTAATGGATATGAAGAGTGGATCTTTGCAGAATATGAAATTGACGAGTCCACTAAAACTGAGTTCCAAGTAACTAAGCAAGATTTCATTGATGATTTCCGTGCTGCTGCTAATGGTGGTGACGGTGCAAAGGTTATTACCAAAGAAGAACTTATCGAACTTGGTCGCAAACGTTTTGAAAGCCGACCTGACCGCAGTAAGAAAGCAGTTGCTCGTTGGGTTCATAGTCTCGACTTGAATCTTTCTAATGAGCAAGTCAATGGCATTGCACAGACGGTCTCAAAAGATTTTGCTCGTCGTGGTATCATCAATTCTTTTACCCGTGAGGAAGCTGAGACTCATGTTGCAAAAAAAGGATTTGGTGCTGATGTCTTGAATACTAAAGACAGCACTCGTACTCTTCGTATGTTCCCTAAGATTATGAAGAACTATGTAAACAATGGAACTATTTTTAGGTACGTTGATTATAATAGTGATGCTACAACTCACAAAGAGATTGATGATGGACGTTATGATTCTCAAAAAGAATTGATGACTATGCATAATTTGTGTTTAAAGTATGCAGCTACCGTTCAATTGAATGATGGTAAAATTTCTTGGGAACGTCTTGGTGGTTTGGCACAAAAAATTGGTGCTGAAAAGGAAGGAACTGATGGTCTTGCGGTTGACTGCTGATAACCGAATAAAAAATTACGGGGTTCACTACCCCGTTTTTTTATGTTCTGTGCTATAAATATGTGTGGATGCCTTCGGGGTCCACACAATCAAATCTCGCTTAGTAAAGGAGAAGTACAAATGGGAAACCTGATGAAGTACAACGCTGCCGACATATCGCAGTTGCTAGATCGGATAAATAAGAATAGTATTGGTATGGATGAATATTTTGGTAAGTTGTTTGACCTTCACGAAACAACTTCCAATTATCCGCCATATAACCTAGTGACAGTCAGCAACGTTGAATCTAGACTGGAACTAGCACTAGCAGGATTCAAAAAGAAGCAAGTCAATGTCTACACACAAGACGGAAAACTCTTTGTCGAAGGACAACGAGAAGATGGAGAAACTGGAACAGAATACGTCCATAGAGGAGTGGCTCAAAGATCTTTCACTAGATCATGGACCCTCAGTGACGAGACGGAAGTTAGATCAGTTAGCTTTGAGGATGGGTTGTTGAGTATTACACTTGGTAGGATTGTTCCTACTCATCACCAGAGGAAAGACTGGTTCTAAATACTATTGAATATCGTCGCCGCAGAGGGGCAACTGGCACAATCCAGTTGACGCCCCTCTTTTTTATTGCTAAAATACAGATGAGGAAATACTGAGTTATGACTATTAAACTTTTGCTTTTGAAGTCGGGTGAAGATATGATTGCCGACATTAGTGAAATGGCATATGGTGAAGATGATGATCGACGAGTTGTTGGTTATTATCTAAATAAACCTTGTGTAATTAAGATGCGGGATCCTAATACTCTTGATGATATGAGTGAGGGTCGTGGAAGAAAAGCAGGTTTTGAAGTATCCCTGTTTCCCTGGATACCACTGTCTGCTGATGAAAATATCCCAATCCCAGCTGATTGGCTAGTAACAATGGTAGAACCCACTGCTAAATTAACCGAAATGTATGTTGAGGACATCGTAAAGTATGGAAAAGATAATCAAGGCAATAGTTCTGACAAACAACAAAGTCCTAGTAAGTCAGATTGATGAAGTTGGTGCTGATGTTGGTGAACCAGATTGTAAACTGACCAATCCTTACATGTTGAAGGATGATGGTACAATGGAACCCTGGTTACTCAGTGTCTCTCGTCAAGACATTTTTATGATCAGTTCTGATAAGATCCTAACTCTTACAGAACCAATGCCCACCCTAGTTGAAAAGTACGAAGAGTTAACTAAGTAATGCGTTTCTACACTAATGTTCAGTTGATTGGTAATCAGTTCCTTGTTCGGGGAGTTGAGAATGGTAGGAGATATGAGCACAGAGATGAGTTCTTTCCTACCCTGTATGTTAAATCTAAAAGAGACTCAAAGTATAGAACATTAAGTGGAGAACCTGTAGAGGAAGTGCATCCTGGCACAGTTCGAGATTGTCGTGAATTCTATAAGAAGTATGATGAGGTTGATGGATTTGCTATCTATGGGAATGATCGTTACATCTATCAATACATTTCAGAGAAGTATCCTGAGGATGAAATCAAGTTCGATATCAGTCAAATCAAACTGGTAACTCTTGATATTGAGACCACCGCTGAACATGGATTTCCTGATGTAGAGTCTGCATCTGAAGAGATTCTTGCCATTACAATTCAGGATTATACAACCAAGGATATTATTACGTGGGGAGTCAAACCCTTCATTAATAAGCAGAAGAATGTTACATATCATTATTGTCCTTCGGAGCAAGAACTTCTAAATCACTTCATTAATCATTGGATGCAAGATGTTCCTGATGTGGTGACTGGATGGAATGTTCAACTGTTCGATATTCCATACATCTGCAAACGACTTAATCGTGTGTTGGGTGAGAAGTTAATGAAACGTTTTTCTCCATGGGGTCTTGTAACTGAGAATGAAATTTATGTGAAGGGTAGAAAGCAGGTTAGTTTTGATGTTGGTGGACTCACGCAACTCGATTATCTTGACTTGTATAAAAAGTTCACCTATAAAGCACAAGAGTCATATCGTCTTGACTACATAGCTGAGGTGGAGTTGGGTCAGAAGAAATTAGACCACTCTGAGTTTGACACTTTTAAAGATTTCTATTCTAAAGGGTGGCAAAAATTTATCGAATATAATATAATTGACGTTGAACTTGTTGACCGTTTGGAAGACAAGATGAAACTGATTGAACTTGCCTTGACAATGGCCTATGATGCTAAGGTCAACTATAATGATGTGTTCTATCAGGTCCGCATGTGGGACAACATTATTTACAATTATCTAAAGAAACGTGACATCGTTATTCCTCCAAAGATTCGTTCAGATAAAAACGAAAAGTACGCAGGAGCATACGTTAAGGAACCGATCCCTGGAAAGTATGATTGGGTTGTTAGCTTTGACCTTAATAGTTTGTATCCCCATCTTATTATGCAATATAATATTTCCCCTGAGACACTCTTGGAAGAGAAACATCCCACAGCAACAGTTGATAGAATACTTAAGGAAGAAATAAACTTTGAGTTGTATAAGGATAATGCGGTATGTGCAAACGGTGCCATGTATCGTAAAGATGTTCGTGGGTTCCTACCAGAACTGATGGATAAGATGTATGGTGATAGGGTAATCTTTAAGAAACGAATGCTTCAGGCAAAACAGCAATATGAAAAGACTCCTACTAAGGCACTGGAGAAAGAGATCGCCCGTTGTAACAATATCCAAATGGCTAAGAAGATTTCACTCAACTCTGCTTATGGTGCTATCGGTAATCAGTATTTTAGGTACTATAAACTGGCCAATGCGGAGGCGATTACGCTTTCTGGTCAAGTCTCTATCCGTTGGATTGAGCAGAAGATGAATGACTATCTAAATAAACTGTTGTCTACAACCGAAGAGGATTACGTTATTGCATCTGACACAGATTCAATTTATCTTAATCTCGGACCTATTGTTGATAAATTTCTTGGTCATAAGTCTGGTGATAAAACTGCAGTTGTGGAATTACTTGACAAGATCTGCCAAGACAAACTGGAACCGTACATCGATACATGTTATCAGAACTTGGCGACGTATGTTTCGGCATACGATCAAAAAATGCAAATGAAACGTGAGAATATTGCTGATCGTGGTATTTGGACTGCAAAGAAAAGATATATCTTAAATGTGTGGAACAGTGAGGGTGTTGCATATGCAGAACCCAAACTTAAAGTCATGGGTATTGAGTCCGTAAAATCATCAACTCCAGCACCCTGCCGCAAGATGCTCAAGGATGCATTTCAGATTCTCATGACTGGAACTGAAGATGACATGATTGCATTTATTGATAAGAGTCGTGAGGAGTTTAAGAAACTTCCACCAGAGCAGGTGTCATTCCCTCGTTCTGCTTCTGATGTTGTAAAGTACAAATCCTCTTCTGACATTTACATTAAAGGAACTCCTATTCACATTCGTGGAGCACTGTTATTTAATCATTACATTAAAGAGAAAAAACTTACTAATAAGTATTCCTTGATTCAAAATGGTGAAAAGATTAAATTTTGTTATTTGAAAAAACCAAATATTATTCATGAGAATATTATCTCTTTTATCCAGGACTTTCCACGGGAACTCAATCTTGACAAGTATGTTGACTATGACCTACAATTTGAAAAGTCCTTTGTCGAACCACTAAAGGCAATCCTCGATGCTATCGGTTGGAATGTCGAAAAAACTGTAAACCTAGAACTATTTTTCTCCTAATGGACCTCCCTATTAACGATAAAGAACTTGCTACTATTGTCAGTGCATTACGATTGGGTGGTGATGCAGCACTTTATCAGAAACTGAATAAGATCAAAGAGATTCGTGACGCCAATCCTGGTGGTCCATACAAGAAAACTGCCCGTGAAGAATTTGGATTTGTAATTTAATGGATTTTTTAAAAGAAATTGTAAAAGAGATTGGAGATGACTTCACAAAAGTCGCAAGAGACATTGACGAAACTGAAAACTTTGTTGACACAGGTTCGTACATTTTTAACGGACTTGTTTCAGGGTCTATATTTGGTGGTGTATCTGGGAATAAGATTACTGCCATTGCTGGTGAGTCTAGCACTGGAAAAACTTTTTTCTCTCTTGCTGTCGTCAAGAACTTCCTTGATGCTAACCCTGATGGGTATTGTTTATATTTTGACACTGAAGCCGCTGTTAACAAGTCTCTTATCGCAAGTCGTGGGATCGACCTAGATCGTCTGGTTGTTGTAAACGTTGTTACAATTGAAGAGTTTAGGACCAAAGCCTTGAAGGCAGTAGATATATACCTTAAGAAACCAGAAGACGAACGCAGACCTTGCATGTTTGTGTTAGACTCTCTGGGTATGCTATCCACAGAGAAGGAGATCACTGACGCACTGAATGACAAACAAGTTCGTGATATGACCAAATCCCAACTGGTCAAAGGTGCATTCAGAATGTTGACTCTGAAACTGGGACAAGCAAACATTCCTATGATCGTTACGAATCACACCTACGATGTCATTGGCGCTTATGTACCTACAAAGGAAATGGGAGGAGGCAGTGGCCTCAAGTATGCAGCAAGTTCAATCATCTATCTCAGCAAAAAGAAAGAGAAGGATGGAACAGAAATCGTCGGAAATCTTATCAAGGCTAAGACTGCTAAGTCGCGTCTAAGTAAGGAGAACAAAGATGTTACGGTGCGTCTTTATTACGACGAGCGTGGTCTTGATCGATATTATGGTCTTCTTGAGTTGGGAGAGATTGGTGGTCTCTGGAAAAATGTGGCAGGTCGTTATGAGATAGACGGCAAGAAAGTCTATGCCAAAGCAATCTACAAAGATCCAGAAGCATATTTTACCCCTGAGGTAATGGAAAAACTGGACGAGATTGCTAAGGAAGAGTTTAGTTACGGTTCATGATTAAGGTTCTCAAGACTGGGATCAACGTTGACAAAGTAGTACAACAACTAAAGAAATATCCACAGGATTGGGATCACCAGAAAACTCTGGAAGGGTCTCAATCCTTAGTTGATAGAGGATTTGATGACTTGCCAGTCAGTGCTCTTCAGCTTATAATAGGTGGGGTCAAACACAAAGAAGACTTTGTGGGAGACTCTGAGATCAACATCAAAACTCCTGCCTATGCTCATCATAGTGAGATCCGAAAGATCATACGTAAGCAATTTAAGAATGCAGACATTCACAGATGCGGTTTTCTTTCACTCCCTGTAGATGAGATTGTAGGAGCACATATTGACGAGGGAACTTATTACCTGAGCAGAAACAGGTATCACCTTTCTATACTTGGAAGGTATCAGTATTTCTGCGGCAAAGAAACTGTCATTGTTGAACCAGGAACTCTTCTCTGGTTCAATAACAAACTACCTCATGGCACCGTTAATATCGGTGACGAGACACGCATAACATTTGTATTTGATATCCCTCATGGACAAAGTTGAAATTTTAATCCTAAGAAATCTACTATACAATGAGGAGTATCTTCGTAAGGTTATTCCTTTTATCAAAGCAGATTATTATGAGGATTCAAACCAGAGGATTGTGTTTGAAGAGATTGAGAAGTTTGTTCATGAATACAATCAACCAGCAACCAAAGAAGTACTCTGCATTGAAGTAGAAAAACGACAAGACATTAATGACACTACCTTTCAAGAAATCACTAAGTTGATTAGTTATCTTGAGGATGTTCCTACTGACTATGATTGGTTATGTGATACCACTGAGAAGTGGTGTAGAGATCGTGCTATCTACCTGGCACTCATGGAATCCATTGCCCTTGCAGATGGAGAAAGTAAAGAAAAAGATAGGGGTGCTATTCCTAGCATTCTGTCAAATGCTTTAGCAGTTTCATTTGACACACATATCGGTCACGACTACCTGATTGATTATGAAGAAAGATACGAAGCATATCACAAAAAAGAAGACCTCATCCCGTTCGACCTTGAGTACTTCAACAAGATTACGAAGGGTGGTCTTCCGAACAAGACACTTAACATTGCTCTTGCTGGCACTGGTGTCGGTAAAAGTTTGTTTATGTGCCATGTGGCATCTTCCGCACTCTTGGGAGGGAAAAACGTATTATATATCACGCTTGAAATGGCTGAGGAGAAAATTGCAGAGCGAATCGATGCTAATCTTCTCAATGTGCCTATCCAGGAGATAACAGAACTACCCAAGGTAATGTTTGAGGATAAGGTGACAAAACTTGCAAACAGAACTCAAGGATCCCTAATTATTAAAGAATATCCAACGGCATCTGCACATGCAGGACACTTTAGGTCACTTCTTAATGAACTTGCACTTAAGAAATCATTTAGACCTGATATTATTTTCGTTGATTACCTTAATATATGTGCTTCCGAAAGGTATCGCGCAGGCAGTAATGTCAATTCATATACAGTTGTCAAAGCAATTGCTGAAGAACTTCGAGGACTCGCTTGCGAAGCAAACGTACCAATCGTCTCTGCTACTCAAACCACTCGTTCTGGTTATGGGAGCTCTGATGTTGAGCTTACTGATACTTCTGAGTCCTTTGGTCTCCCTGCTACTGCTGATCTTATGTTTGCCCTTATTTCAACTGAAGACCTTGAGGGGCTTGGACAAATTATGGTGAAGCAGTTGAAGAATCGATATAATGATCCAACCATTTCTAAGAGGTTTGTGGTTGGTATTGATCGTGCTAAGATGCGTCTGTATGATTGTGAGCAGTCAGCACAAGATGATATCATTGACAGTGGTAAGGAGGAAGAGTATAATTACGAGGAAGCAAAACCAAAGAAATCATTTGAGGGATTTAAGTTTTGAACGGATACTACTCTGTCTTCGATCCAGACGGTAAAAAGATTGCTGACTGCGGTATCGAAAGAGATGCAGTCAATCTCATGAGTACAAGAAACAAATACTGGGATGGACACTATTTTATGTTCAATCCTTTGCCCGGTGACATCATTGATGTTTCTAATAGCAGGCAACTTCCCACCCGTGACATAGTAGTCAATATGGACGGTGGTGTTGGTGGTAGCTGGAAAGAAGTAGAGTATATTGAAGTTGGTGGTGTGAAACTACCAACTCAACAAAACCTTCCCCAATCTAATTCTAAACCTATTGATTTAAAATGACTGTAGACACCGAAAAGTATGTTGAATTTGTAAAAGGAGTTACCAGTGAACCTAGTCTTGACTATGGTGCCATGGGATCTCGTCTTGCAGAACTTGAAGTAACTGGAACTAATACATCTCAGTTGCTCACTGCTGCTCTTGGTCTTACCGCAGAGTCTGGTGAGTTTACTGAAGTTGTGAAAAAAATTCTCTTCCAAGGTAAACCATATAATGAAGATAATGTTTTTCATATGAAACGTGAACTGGGTGACATCTGCTGGTATCTGGCACAGGCATGTATGGCACTTGACACATCCTTTGATGAGGTGCTAGAAATGAATGTGGACAAACTCAAAGCACGTTATCCTGGTGGTGAGTTTGATGTTCATAAATCTGAAAATCGTAAGGAGGGAGATTTGTGATCAATCTAGAGATGAGTATGAATAACGCAGTTCTTCTACGTCATACTCTTTTTATGTACACAAAAGATCACCCTGATTTCTTCTCTGATAGTGCTATTCTAAAAATCAGAGAAATATCTAACCAGTTAGATAAAGAAATTGAAAGAGAGTTTGACATTAAACAAAAGGAGGAGAACCTGTGAGTTGCGACATTAACATTGATTTGAAACTGAATATTCACGATGCAGCATTGATTCGTTCTGCTTTGTTTCAATATACCAGACAAGATAGTTATGAATTTCCATCACAAAGAGCATCAACTATCCGTGAGTTCATCCGACAACTGGATGAACAGATTGAAGCAAATCTTCCTGAAGATCACGATCACTGACCCTTCGGGGTTCACGGGGTTATAGCTCAACTGGTAGAGCGCCTGCTTTGCACGCAGGAGGTTTGGGGTTCGAGTCCCCATAACTCCATAATAAATACTTTTAAAAAGTATTATGGCACCAAAAATTAAAGCAAATATATCAAATCTTGAGGATTTTTTATATGAAATTGGTCCTGTAAATACTAAAGAACAGGTGTCATATAATAAAACGTTGTTTGAAGTTTATAAAAGTAGAGGAGGTTTAGAAATATACGTCGAAAATCCTCCTGGTAAAAAAAGTGAATTGAATAAATTTAGAAACGGAATAGTAAATGAAATAAAGGGTAAGTTTACGGGCATTAATATTTTTAAAAATGATGGTGTGCCATATGTTAAAGTGGGTCCGCAAACTATCACTTTTGATATAGAAGAGGATGTAGATATTGGAGGTGGTGGAGTCATACCTACAAAAATTCAAGAAGAGGGAACCACAGTTGTTTTAAATCAAGTATTGCATAATAATAAAAAATTTGATAAAAAAGAAGACATACTGGATGACTTGGAGACTGCCAAAGAATTGAAAAAATTATTTGGTAAAAAGTATGAAGGCAGGTTAAAAGAGTGGACGCATAGTTACTTTGAGCAACAAAGAGAATTCTTAAAAAAATTTCAAAGTGCGAAGTGGGATGTCTTTGTATATGGAAAGGATGATTTTGTTACTTTCTTTTCTAAACAAATAAAAAATGTTGCCAGATCACTTGATCCAATAAAACCAGTAGGAAACTACACGACTTGGAATCCATCTGATATTTGGGCTGTCTATGAGGGAGATAAAGTTAAAAAAGAAATAGAAAAAAATATTAATCCAAAGACTCAAAATTTAGTTGAATTAAATAATCTACTCATAAATTTATTTAAAGAGAAAAAACTAATTGGATTGTCTCTTAAAAAAATTGCATCTAATAAATCTGCTAAATTAAAATTTGTTAATATCGACACATCTACCATGAAAATAGGTGAAATTGAAACTTTCGATATGAAAGATATATCATTTGATATTGATAATATTTTTATCGGAGATAAAGTAACAACATATGTAAAACTGGGAAGGCAAGGTGAATATTCAATTAATATCACAAGAGCAGGACAAAACTTAAGTTTCAATACTGCAATTAAAGCAACACCTGCAGCTCAAGGTGGTCAAGCACCTGTTAAGATGATTCAAGATATTTTGAAAAAATCTGGACCAACTTCATTCATCAATGATCATAACAAATATCCACAATCTATTGTAGAATATCAAAAAGAGGCAAAAAAATATTCAGAAATGTATAAATTTTTAGGGAAATATTTTAAAAAATCTGTTCCTTACTCAGAATTTGAGAGTAATCTTTATGCTGTGTATAGTAAGGATAAACGAAATGCAATTGTTAAACTGATGACACTTAACTTTTTTCACGACTCTTTAAAAAATAATTCTAAAGATAAAGAGTTCTGGACTGATATGTTATATCTTGGTATGAAAGTAGGGAAAAGATTCTCACCTCACGCAAAGATATCATAATAAATAAAGATAAAAATGGCAAACAAGGGTCTACAATTTGAACATGCAGTAATGTATGTTGCAACATCTAGAATCCTACAAAGAAATGCTGAGCAAGAATCAAACTTTGCTGATGCTGCTAATAGATGGTCTCTGATACCAGCAGATATAAAGAAAAAGGCTGAAGATATAGTTTTAGAATTAGCTCCTAATGGTGAAAGAAATCGTCAAGACTATTTTGGATCATTTAAAAAAATGAGTGGTGGTGGTGAGGAACCTAAAACTGATATACTTTTTAAGGTAGGTAATAAAAAATATAAGTGCTCAATGAAGTGGGGAAAGTCTTATCAATTAACTAGTGCTGGAGTTGATAAATCCATTCAAGTTTTCACCAAGGTCTTAAAAAAAGTTGCACAAGATCTTGGTACTAATAATATGAGTATCGATTCTCTTGGAAATTTGCAATTGATATTTGAAAATATATCAAATAAATTTGAAAATAGAATGGGAACCATGGATCAATCCACAGCAAAGAGATTGATGGGTGATGTTAAAAAATCTGGTGGAATTAATGAACAACTTCAAGAGGTTTTAGGATCAAAGAAAGCACCAACAGGGGATGTTGCATATGAAACTTTCAAGTTTGAATTAACAAAAGAATGTATGACAGGTGATATGCTTTTTAATGGAGACGATAGAGCAGCTGATCATTTATTTACTGAAGATGGTGTTAAACCAATCACAGACAAAGTTGTCAGAGACGTTATGAAAATTGCTGGAGTTAGACTCTCACTTAAGGGTCGTGGTAAAAAGAATGGAGTTAGGCAAAATGCAATCTCTATTAGATATGAAGTCTAAATAATGTATAAGGATTATCAATATAGATGAAAAGTTTCTTTCAGTTTCTGAATGAGGCGCAGTCGCAAGCATCAATGCAGGCGAAAAAACTGAACCTCAAGAGTGATGGTCACGGTGGTTGGTTAGACTCCCGTGGAAAATTTGTTGCGACTACTGAAGATGGTAAACTGAAGTTTGTTGATAAAAAGAAAAAGAAAGTAGAAGATGAACCAACTGCAAGACCCAGAGCAGCAAAACCAGAACCTAAGGAAGAACCCAAGAAGACTGCACTTAAAAAGACTAGTGCGGTGACAGCAAAAGCAGGTGAGGGAGAGACTGATGCAAAGACTTCAGAGGTTCTGACTGTTGCATTTGGACGTTTTAATCCTCCAACTGTAGGTCACGGTAAACTTCTATCTGCTGCAAAGAAAGCATCAGAGGGTGGAGACTTAAAAATATATCCCTCACGATCGCAGGATGCTAAGAAAAATCCGTTGGATCCTGATATGAAGATTTCTTTTATGAAAAAGATGTTCCCTGATTATTCAGAGAACATTGTTAATGATGATGAGATGAGATCTATTTTTAATGTTCTTACCACAGCATCCGAGGGTGGATATAAAGATGTAAATATTATTGTAGGATCGGATCGTCAAGCAGAGTTCGAGAACCTTGCAAACAAGTACAATGGTGATCTTTATGACTTTGAAAACATTCGTGTTATCTCTGCAGGTGTAAGAGATGCAGATGCTGAAGGTGTTGAGGGAATGTCAGCATCCAAGATGAGAAAGGCAGTTGTTGATGGAGATTTTGATGCTTTCCGTCGTGGGACTCCAAAAGATCTAAATGACGGTGATACTCGGGCGTTGTTTGATGCAGTCCGATCTGGTATGGGAGTTAAAGCAAAGAAAGAAGTTAAAGAAATGTGGGAGATTGCTCCTAAGTGTGATCCTAAAGGTTTAAGAGATAATTATGTCTCAGGAAACATTTTTAATATTGGTGATATAGTAGAAAGTCTTCATACTGGTTTGATTGGTAAGATTGTTCGTCGTGGAACAAATCATCTTATCTGCGTTACCAAAGAAGATTATATGTTTAAATCCTGGATTCGTGATGTGATGGAGGCAGTACAAAACTATCCAGGTCCATCTGGTGTTCCCTCTGATCAAAGACTTGTAGGAACTGATGCTCATCGTGAATATGTAATGAGACTAACGGGAACTGCTGGTATAAAGAATTTAATAAATAAGTATAAGAAAAAGAAGTAGTTGTATCACCATGTCTGGAATTCATTTGAAAGATCTCTCTAAGGTCTATAAAGAACAGATTGCAGAGAAGAAAGACGATTCATATCTTGAAACTGATATGAAAAAACGTCAGAAAAATAATGAAAAGGCACGTAAAGATATGAAGAAGATGGGTTCTATGAGCAACCCACACTTTGGAAGTGGTCCAACAGGCAGTATGTCTTCTGAGGAAGTTGAGGTTACCGAGGCAGATTCTTTAGCAGCAATGCAAGCAAGAAGAGAGAAACGTCTTGCCGCACAAAGAAAGAAAATGGGCACCTCCTCAACTGGTCAAGACTTTGGTCATGACTATGGTATTTCTTCTGCTGAGCGTAAGAAGAGGCAGCAAGCAGAATTTGATAAGTTTGTTGGTAAGAAAACTCAGAAGGAAGGACTTGATCCTGTAGGTAAGGAAGATGGTGATGTCAACAATGACGGTAAAAAAGATAGCACCGACTCATACTTGATGAAGCGTCGTAAGGCAATCGGTAAGGCAATCAAGAGTAAGATGTCCGAAGGTGTTCGTGACATGGATCCTGAGAAAGGAACTGCTGAAAGAAAGGCACGTCTTGAAAAGAAACGTGGTATGAAGATGGATGATCATCCTGAGTATAAGAAAGAGGAATACATCCCTGAAGTCATGACAGACAGTATGGACGAAAAACCCATCAAGGAAAAGAAAGTAAAGAATATTGTAAAGATTAATCCTAAAATGGGTGAATCTGTAGAAGAGATTGGTGGTGAACTAATTGAAGCAGTTGAAATCTTTGATATCCTTGAAGAGATCACTGATGAAGAACTGAGATTCATCTCTGATAAAATGATTAATGAAGTTGTAGAGGAGTTCTTTGCTGAAGCAGTGGAGAAAGATGAGGATCTTGAGGTTCTTCAGCAAAATCTTTGCGAATCAATTGATTTATCAATCAGTATTCTTCTGGAGCAAGATGCTGGTGCAGAAGCACGTAAGCGATTAATGAGTCGTCCTTCTAGAGCATCTGTCATGGACAGAGTAAAGTCTGCTGTTAAGAAAACAGGTAAGGCAGTAGCAAGAGGTGCTGGATATGCTGCTGGTGCTGCAGTAAGAGGAGCAAAAGCAGCAGGTAGAGAGTTCTCTAAAGGATATGAGAGAGGAAGTACAGGTTCTTCTGGATCCTCTGATTCTTCATCCTCGAATTCTGATTCATCATCATCTTCTGCTCCTAAGAAGAAAGGACCAGGAATGCTTAGCAGAATTGGTGCTAAACTCAAGAGAGGTATTGGTAAAGCAGCAAGAGCAGTATCTAGAGGTGCTAGAAACGTAGCACGTAAGATGGATGAGGCAGTTTATGGTGGAACTCCTGCTAAGAAGGAAGCACCAAAGGACAATCGTATGGTAGTCACTGCTGCTGACAAGAAAGGAAATACTCCTGCATATCAGAGATATAAAGCAGGTGACAAGCGTTATAAGGCTGCTGACCATATGGGTGAGGAAATGTCTCCTCAAGAAATACAAATGCAGAAAAAGAAGGCAACTCTTGATAAGATGATTGCTATGAAGAGAAAGCAGCAACTTGATAAGACAAAAGCAGAACCTGTCAAGGCAATGGGTGAAGAAGCATCGGATGCGATGAAAGATCGTCGTATGGAACGTGGTGGGGTTGCTGGTAATCAACGTTATGATCGTCCTGCCAAGGGTGTAAAAACCGGTCCCATGTCTGATGCTGAAAAGAAAAAGTCAAGAGAAGCATCATCCAGAGCAATGGACTTTGTAAGAGCATCCATCACATCTAAGTATGGTAAGGGTGCCATTATCGATACCAAGAAGAAGTAATGCCTGCGGTATCTAAAAAGCAGCAACGGTTCTTCGGAATAGTTCGTGCCATTCAAAAAGGTGAGATGGCACCTACTACTCCTGAGACTGCGAAGGCAGCTGCTGACATGAAAAAGAGTGATGTAAAAGATTTTGCATCTACCAAGCATAAGAAACTCCCTGAGAAGAAAGTTGCAAAAGAAGCAGCAGATTTTTCTGAAAGAGATAAGATTATGAAGAGAGCAAAACCTCTTCATAAGCATCTCTATAGTAGACTACACAAGAAAGATGCGTCTGGTGATGTAAACGAGGAATCAAATCCTCGTATTCCTAGAAAGAAAGGACAACCCGCAAACTCTAAGAAGCATTCTGATCTTTACACTGACGAGAATCCCAAGGGAACTATTCATGGTTTAGGATTCAAGGATGTTGCAACTGCCAAAGCATCTGTAACGAAGATTCGCAATTCATCTAGATCTCATGCTCATAAAATCCAGGCAGCAGTTGCCATGGAACAGAGAGCAAGAGAAATGGGAAAGACTTCAGAAGCAGCAGTTTATAGAAAATATATCAACTCAATGAAAAAGAAGACCAAGAAAATGAATGAGGGTTGGTCTGACAAATATAAGAAATCTATCGACTGTAATAATCCAAAAGGATTTTCTCAGAGAGCACACTGTCAAGGTAGAAAGAAGAAAGTTTCTGAAGAAACTAAGTATGATAGGTATGACAAGGAGAAGAAACAGTTTGCTAAAGCAGACCGTAAGATGAAGTTTGGTAAGTTTTATGATAAAGCAAAGGAAGCAAAGAATCGTCTTCGTCCTGGTGAAGTCAAACGTTACGACAAAAAGTTAGGTAGATACGTTTCTAATAAAGATTGACGATATATAGAATATACTACCGAGGTTCATCATGCTTGCATTTTTACTCCCAATAGCATCAAAGGTAATTTCTGATGCGGTCAAAAAGATTCCAGAGAATGAAGAATTGGGTGAGAAACTCATTGAGATTTGTCTTGTTATTCTTGCTAAGGCAGTTAAGTTGACTAAGACAGATATGGATGATCAACTTCTAGAAGTTGTTTCTAAAGCAATTAAAACACGCGAAGAAGCAGCAGAATGATTCAAAGGAGACCAAATTACAAGGTCTCCTTTTTTATAAATATCTTATAGCAAATAAATTTTCGGAAGAGAAACATGGCACTCTGGGGCAATAATGATAACCTGAACTCTAATGGCACTGTGACCCTTGACTACAGCACTAACGTAGTAACTGGCACAGGAACCACTTTTGGTGCAGCAGGTGCTGGACATACTGAAGCACAAGTTGGTGATATCATCAGATTTGGAATTAGAGACGCTGATACATCTAATGGGTTTACTACTTATTTTGGTGATGCTGTAATTGTTGGTATCGCAAGTACAACTCAATTAACGATTGGATCGACTGCGAACTTAACTGGTGGTGCAATTGGACCAATTGGCACATCATTTACTATTTCTCAGTGTCCTAAGAGCACTATTGTTGATTCAAATTATAGTCAACTTAATGGTGACAAGGACACCTTTGTTTATGGTATTTCTACCACTGGTGCTCAGAATGCGAATGCCACTGCATATGAAACTGGTGTAGGTTGGGTTGGTATTACTACTTACACTGACCAGCACGGAACTCTGAGAGTTAAGAAAGAAGTCTTGGTTGCAATGTCTGGAATCACGACTGGCAACGTACCTGCTTTCCCTGATGCTAAGTAATTGATACGTAATGATATATGATTTTTAATGAGTTGAATGAGGATAACTTCCTTTTGTTTGCCATTAAACATTATGAAAATCCTCAAGCGGTCACAAAGGAAGATTTTGATAGGGATTTAAATCATTTCAAATACATCAAAAGACTATTGAAACGATATAAGAATACAGGTCAACTTAAGACCCATCTTCTTTTAAATCACTTTATTATTCTTTATAACATCTTTGGTGAAGCAACAACTCCGATGTTATTTTTCAAAATCGAAAGAGAATTATGGTCTGCCATGAAAAGCTTTATTGTTTTTCTTGGCAGATTTCCTGAATATCCACATTCTGATATTCATGATATTCAAGTAGATATGTTATGTTTGACTGAACTTTACAAAATCTACAATGCAAAACAAAGCAATTGATAAAGTATTAGACATTATTCGTTCTAACTTGTATGAGCAACCAACTAATAATGTTGGTGGTGGAAAGATTGCTGGCACTGTTGAGGCAGGGGACGACCCTCCTGTCAAAAAGAAAAAAAGATATATCTATCAAAAGGGTCTAAGAAAAATGTGGAAACCCGACGATGGAAGAAGAAGTTAAGGTTGCAATTCTAGAAACAAGATTAGAAAACTTTGAGACACTAGTCACAAGGTTAGACTCTGCCATAGAAAAAATTGCAGAGGTAAATAATAATGTGTCTAGGATGTTAGCCGTCCATGAGCAGAGAATTACGAAGCAGGAAGAGATCGACGAAATATTGTTTGATAAGATCGACAAACTCCGTGATAAAATGGACAGCGATCATGACAACGTTACTCAACGATTATCATTACTGGAACGGAAACTTTGGATTGGCATCGGAGCACTGGGAGCAGTACTGATAATTACTAATCCGCAATCCATCAAGATGATCAAACCATTGCTTTCGTCAGCAGAAAGTGCTATAGTGCGACCAGTGGTAGCGTCTGTGAATGAATCACGTTGATTCAAAGTTTATTAATCTTCTTTCCGCAAAACTACAAAGGTTTAAAAGAGTAAAACCAAACCTATACAACTTTCGGTGTCCAATTTGTGGAGACTCGCATAAGAATAAGTCAAAGACAAGAGGTTACCTTTACTCAGTAAAAGCAGATGTTAACTATAAGTGTCACAACTGTGGTGCTTCGATGACGTTTAGTAGTTTCTTAAAAAAACAAGATCCTATTCTTCATAAACAATATGTGTTTGAAAGATTTAAAGAGGGTAAAACTGGTCGAACAACAGTAGTAGAAGAACCTAATTTTAAGTTTGAGGCACCTAAGTTTAAGAAGAAACTGAAGTTGCCTAAAGCATCTGAAAATCCTAAATCTTCTGGATATCTAACTGCAAGACAACTTGATCCTGATAAGTTTTATTATGCACAGAACTTTAAAGAGTTTGTAAACAGTCTCAAACCTACTTTTGATGACACAAAGCATGATGAAGAGAGAATAATCATTCCACTTTATTATGAAAAGAACTTAATTGGACTTCAGGGGAGATCTATAAATCCTAGCCCTGTTAAATACATTACCGTGATGCTTGATGATGACGCACCAAAAATCTACGGATTGGATAACATCAGAAGAGATGCTCCAGTCTATATTACAGAAGGACCATTCGACAGCACGTTCATTCGCAACTCGATTGCTATGTGCGGAGCTGATGCTGATATCAGTCGTTGGGGGATTAGCAATCCTGTGTGGATTTATGATAACGAACCCCGCAACAGAGAAATTACAAACCGAATATCTAGGACCATCGATTCTGGTCAGTCGGTAGTCATCTGGCCAGAGAGCATAGATGATAAAGACATAAATGATATGGTAATGAATGGACTGGATGTGCAGTCTGTGATAGAATCAAACACATACTCTGGACTAGAAGCAAAACTTAAATTTACCACCTGGAAGAAGATATGACGAATGGCACCAAGGTTAAAAAGAGAGACGGAAGAATTGAACCTCTTGACCTAGAAAAGATGCATTTGATGGTTGAAGAGGCAACAAAGGGTCTTGCAGGGGTCTCTGCAAGTCAAGTTGAGATCCAGTCCGGTATTCAATTTTATGACGGAATTACCACTGCAGAAATCCAAGAAATTTTGATTCGTTCTGCCTCTGATCTGATTGATTTAGAGCATCCTAACTATCAGTTCGTAGCAGCACGTCTTCTTTTGTTTAGTCTTCGCAAGAGTCTATATGGCAAGATAAGAGAACTTCCTCATTTAGAGGATCACATCATGGACTGCACCACTAAAGAAGTTTATGATAAGGATATTTTTCTCAAGTATTCAAAGGAGGAAATTGATAAGGCAAATTCCATGATTGATCATGGTCGAGATTTTGACTTCACCTATGCTGGCTTACGTCAAGTTGTAGATAAATATCTAGTACAGGACAGAAGTTGTGGAGGAGTCTATGAGACTCCACAATTCATGTATATTATGATTGCCCTCACAATCTTTGCTGAGTACCCAAAAGATACTCGCATGTCATACGTAAAGAGGTACTATGACGCAATCTCCAGACACCGACTCAACATTCCCACACCTATCATGGCGGGAGTGCGAACTCCACTTCGACAATTTGCTAGCTGTGTTCTTGTTGATGTTGATGACACCCTCGATAGTATCTTTAGCTCTGATATGGCAATTGGCAAATATGTTGCACAAAGAGCGGGAATCGGTATTAACGCGGGTAGAATCCGTGGTATCAACAGCAAGATCCGAGGCGGAGAGGTTCAACACACAGGTGTGGTCCCCTTCCTCAAAAAGTTTGAATCAACTGTGCGATGCTGCACACAAAACGGTATCCGAGGTGGGTCAGCGACTGTCCACTTTCCAATCTGGCATCAAGAAATAGAGGACATTATCGTTCTTAAGAATAACAAAGGCACAGAAGACAATAGGGTTCGCAAACTTGACTATTCAATCCAGATTTCAAAACTTTTCTACGAACGTTTCATTGCGGATGGAGAAATTAGCTTATTCTCACCGCATGACGTACCAGGTTTGTATGATGCTTTTGGTACTGATTCATTTGACGATCTCTATGTGGGTTATGAATCAGATGAGTCTATTCCAAGAAAGACTATCGGAGCACAGAAACTCATTCTGGACCTCCTAAAAGAACGTGCAGAGACTGGTCGTGTCTATATCATGAATATCGATCATTGTAATTCTCACTCTTCATTTAAGGATAAAGTAAACATGAGTAATCTCTGCCAGGAGATCACTCTTCCCACGGATCCTATCAATCATATTGATGATGAGTATGGTGAGATTGCACTGTGTATCCTTTCTGCTATCAACGTTGGAAAAGTTCAATCTGATAAAGAACTAGAAAACCTCTGTGATCTATCGGTTCGTGGACTGGAAGAATTGATTGACTATCAAGAGTATCCTGTAAGGGCAGCAGAACGTGCTACAAAGGCACGGAGATCCCTTGGAATCGGTTTTATTGGTCTGGCACACTATCTTGCTAAACTTGGGTTTAATTATGATTCACAAGAGGCATGGGATGCAGTTCATGGACTCTCTGAATCTTTCCAGTATTACCTTCTGAAGTCTTCAAACGCATTGGCTAAAGAGAAAGGTTGGTGTGCAGACTTTGGTCGCACTAAGTATGCTGATGGAATCCTTCCCATCGATACATACAAGAAGGATGTAGACGAAATTTCTCCACAGGAGTTAGAACATGATTGGGAGTCTCTTAGAGCATCTATCTCCGAATACGGTTTACGGCACTCAACACTGTCCGCACAGATGCCATCGGAGAGCAGTTCCGTTGTGTCTAACGCAACAAATGGAATCGAACCACCTAGAGACTACCTGTCCGTTAAGAAGTCAAAAAAGGGGCCTCTTAAACAGATTGTCCCTCAATATGGATCTCTTAAAAACAGTTATACGCTCCTTTGGGATATGGAGTCCAATCGTGGTTATATTAATGTTGTTGCTGTGATGCAGAAATTCTTTGACCAGGCAATTTCTGGTAACTGGAGTTACAATCCTGAGAGGTATCCTGATAATGAGGTTCCAGTGTCCACCATGGCACAAGACTTTTTGACTACATATAAGTACGGTTGGAAAACCTCCTACTATCAAAATACTCATGATATGAAGAATGATGAGGTAGTAGAAGAAAAACCAAATTTAGATAACCTGTTAAACGAATTAGAACAAGCCGAGGAGGGAGAGTGTGAATCCTGTGCAGTTTAAGATTTCATCCGTAGAGGATAACAATATGACTAAAGTTAAGGGCATGACGGTCTTTAACACTGAACAAGTAAATACTAAAAAGCAACCAATGTTTTTTGGTCAACCTCTGGGAGTACAGAGGTATGATTCTTACAAATATCCAGTCTTCGATAAACTCACTACACAACAGTTGGGTTATTTCTGGAGACCAGAAGAAGTTTCACTGCAGAAGGACCGTGGGGATTATCAAACACTTCGTCCAGAACAAAAGCATATCTATACCTCTAACCTCAAGTACCAGATTATGCTTGACTCCATTCAAGGGCGTGGTCCTGGGATGGCTTTTATTCCTTACTGCAGCCTACCTGAACTAGAGGCATGTATGGAGGTCTGGGGATTCATGGAAATGATCCATAGTCGTTCCTATACCTACATTATTAAGAATGTCTACAGTGACCCCTCAGAGGTCTTTGACAAGATCGTAACTGATGATCGCATTTTGGAACGTGCAAGCAGTGTTACAGCAGCATACGATGACTTTATTGGTAGTGCTCATCAGTATGACAATAGCACCATGTGGCAACTTGCTAATGAGGGTCATATTGCAGGTAAATTCGACCGTTATGAACTGAAACGTAAACTTTATAGAGCAGTTGCAAATGTCAACATACTGGAAGGAATCCGTTTTTATGTCTCTTTTGCTTGTAGTTTTGCTTTTGGTGAACTTAAACTCATGGAAGGTTCTGCCAAAATCATCTCCCTTATTGCACGGGATGAGAACCAACACCTCGCCATCACTCAAAACATTTTGAACAAGTGGGCACAGGGTGATGATCCTGAAATGAAGAGGATTATGAAGGAAGAGGAGGAGTGGACTTATAAGGCATTTGACAATGCTGTCAACGAAGAGAAACGTTGGGCAGACTATCTGTTCAAAGATGGATCGATGATTGGTCTAAATGACAAACTCCTACAGCAATATGTTGAGTGGATTGCCAATCGTCGATTGGTAGCAATCGGATTGAAGAGACAGTATGATGTTCCTGCTAAGAACAACCCACTGCCCTGGACACAGCACTGGATCTCTTCTAAGGGTCTTCAGGTAGCACCGCAAGAGACAGAAGTTGAGTCTTATGTGGTTGGTGGTATTAAGCAAGATGTGAAAAAAGACACATTCAGTGGTTTTCAACTCTGATTTTTGCTTAAATAGGGGGAGACGCATCCCCCTAATGCCAAGAAATCAAATTTCTGCAATTGAATTTAAGACAAGAGTTCTAAAGATAAAGAATGAACTCTTTTGGGAGGAACACCAATACAGTGAAGAATCTAGAAACCTAGCACATAAATATCTCAATATGGTGCTGGACGCAATTGATGAGTATCGATTATGAAAATCCATGGAGATATGGTGAGAGACCTTTTACTAGTGACGATATTCACGACTTTTATGGTTTTGTGTATAACATTACCAATCTCACCAACCAACGACAATACATTGGGCGAAAGTATTTTTGGAGTCATCGAAAACCTCCGGGGAAGAAACGCCGAGTAAAAAAAGAATCTGATTGGAAAAAGTATTATGGGTCTTGTCCAGAACTTAGGGAAGATATTGAAAGAATCGGCAAACATAATTTTAGTAGGACTATCCTCAGCCTTCATAAAACAGCTGGCAAAACAAACTTTGAAGAGACGAGACAACTCTTCATCCACGGAGTCCTCACCGAATCCCTTGACACAGGAGGACCTGCATACTACAATAGTAACATCCTCAGCAGGTACTTCCGAAAAGACTACTATGATGGAGACTGAAGAAATCGTTGCCGACGTTCGACAGTGGGCAATCAATAAAGTTCAAGAGTACAATGGTAAAGGTATAGAAAGAATTTATGATCAATTTGCAATCATGGCAGAGTTTGATGAATGGTTTGATCCCAAAGAAGATTTAGAGGTTGTATCACTTGACGAAATCTCAAGAGAGCAGTATGATGACTTTGTTGATTATTCAGACGGTATCGAAAGAGCATAATCAACTGCGGTAATCCCCTTAGTGGTTCAGGATTAGCGGCGATAGGAACCACTAATGACTCAGTAGCTCAGCTGGATAGAGCAACTGCCTTCTAAGCAGTCGGTCATAGGTTCAAATCCTATCTGAGTCGCTGGGCATTGGGAGAGACCACCACCACCTCCTCTCTCATGTAAGACCCGACCCGCGGAGTTAGTTCAGCGGTAGAACGCTATCCTTCCAAGTTAGATGTCGTCGGTTCGATTCCGATACTCCGCTTTCCTTCTTTAGGAACATGAAACCAGTTGAAATTCTTCTGCTTATCTCAGAGCTAGAAGGTTCTTATCAACACACAAAGAAACTTGGTTTTGATCAAGACTGCGCTATTCTCCGTGCTATGTGTGATAAGTATTACAAACTGTATTTCAAACTAAAGAAGGAACAACCAGATAATCCTCAATAGCTCAGTTGGCAGAGCGTCTGACTGTTAATCAGAATGTCCCTGGTTCAAGCCCAGGTTGAGGAGTCTGCTTGAATAGCTCAGCGGTAGAGCATCTCCTTTACACGGAGGCGGTCGGGGGTTCGATCCCCTCTTCAAGCATATAATTTTTTGATTATGGAATATATTTTTCAGTCAAACTTTTTGATTAAGTTTAAGCACCCAGATGCTGATAAGTTTATTTCGGAACTTGAAAGAGTTACTCTTGACACTGTGGATGATTATACGTGGTCTTGGGGTGATTATTGTAAAGTTGATAGAGTAGTTTTAAGTGGTATGGATTTGGGAAAATATTTTCGTCCCATCATGAATCGTATTGGAAAAGAATTAAATTATTCTGGTGGAATGGGAATGGACATTCCTTGGCTAAACTTTTATAAAAAGCATGGATTTCAAGAGGTTCATGATCATTACCCTGCTGATCTTGCAATGGTATTCTTTGTAAATGAAGGAAAAGATTTTTCAGGATTTTATGTCAAAGATAGAAACAATACAAATGTAAGTATGAATCTTACAAAAGTGCTTAATCAATTCAATGGTTATGATAATTCATCTTTTCTGAATGTATCTGCTGGAGATGTTTTAATATTTCCTGGTAATATGCTTCATGGAGTATCAGCACATGGTTCTGATATCATGAGAAAGACACTTTCAACTAATATTTACTTTAATAAATAAATCACTTAAATCCTGTATCATGATTACCGTAAGATGCAAAGAATGCGGAACAGAACTAACAAGCACTAGTAAAGTTCAGTTCTGTGGTTGTTCCAACCAAATGAGAGTTGTGGACAATAAAGTTGGTGCTGTTGACTTAGATAAAGTCGTAATGGTATCAAATAAAATAGAGAATAAGATTGATAGTCATTTCTCTAGATCGGAACTTCTCTATCAAGAGGAGAGACGTAGACGCAAGGTTCGTAGACTGGACTTTGAAGTCAAATAGGAAGAGTGGTCGAGTGGTTTATGGCACTGGTCTTGAAAACCAGCGAGGGTGCAAGTCCTCCGTGGGTTCAAATCCCACCTCTTCCGTTAAGAAACACAAACATTTAGAAACAGTTAAATCTGTAAATAGTATCATACTGTTACACACTAAGAAAAATGCCATCTAATGACCAACAATCTTTGTCATTGGAAACAAGAACGTGTCCAAAATGTCAAGCAACATGGATAAACGGACAGCATTATTGGTACACCGGTAAGACTGGAAATGAAATGGATCTTGCTGGATTAGTCTGTAATAATCATGGTGATGAAACCTGCATAAATCCTTGCAAAGGTGAAGAAGGTGGAGTAACATGGGAAGACAGAATGAAAATCTTGGTGAAGTTAGAAAATGAGTCACAGGATGGATGAAATCAAACCTGCTCATTACATCACAAAAGAAGAGTGTCAGATGATGATTGATGATGCTATACGAAAACACAATCGTAATGCTTCAATTATTAGTTTCTGTGTTGGTTGGGTTGTTCTTGCACTTTTCTCTGAAGGTCTTCTTAGACTTATTGGAGTAATACCACCACTTTTCCCATGGCTACACATCACATTGAAGTAATCGGAATAGTTTTACTTTTAGTATTTGCTGCCACGATGTTTTATCAGGGAACCATGATATTACATCAAAAACAAGGTTATTCACAAAAATATATAAAGAGAGACCTTGAGAGAATGCGTCTAAGGGTCGAAGAGGTGATAAAAAATGCAAAAAATTAACTCACTGTTTTTAAATTTCACAGTTTCAATTATCGATTATCTTTACAGAGGGAGGGACTTTCAACGTTTTTGGGTGCTTGAAGAGATTGCAAGAGCACCTTATTTTGCATTTTTGAGTGTGTTACATTTACGTGAATCTTTAGGTTTACGAGGTGCCTGGCATTTATACTTAATGAAGGAACACTTCGGGCAGACAGTTAATGAGACAGAGCATTTGGAGTATATGGAAAGTCGGGGTGGTAATCGTTATTGGATTGATCGTTTTGTTGCCAGACACCTCGTACTCCTCTACTATTGGGTCAACGTGGTTTATTATTGGGTGGCTCCTCGCTCTGCATACCATCTGTCATATGAAATAGAACTTCATGCCGCAGAAACTTATGAAAAGTATCTTAATATACACCCAAATGATGATGATATTGTTAGAATTATGAATGATGAAATATTGCACTCTCAAGAACTACATAATGCAATAGAGATAATCAAATGACAGTTTTGTATGCATTTGCACTTATTACATTGCTAACTATTGGGATGCAATTAACATGGCCAGGGAGATACCGAGGTTAACATGTCAAAGAAAACCGAGGAAGAAAGAAAAAAAGTAGTAGAGAAGATCTCTAAACACATTCATCCACATGATGATGAACCTGATCCTACTGCACACATGGGGAACTATAATTTTCCTCAAATGCTTTTTGCTTTCTGCCTTGGTTTTTGCACTATGTTTGTTTTATCAGTCGATACAATAAACGATTTTAAAGGATGCCCATTACCAGAGTATTTTCAAAAAGAGGTTCAAGGATGAAGTATCAACTAACACTTGTACTTTGTTTTGCACCTCTTGCGATTATCTACATAGTGTTAAAACTAGCAGTATGGATGTCCGCTGTAAATTCCGAATCGGATTATGTTAAACAAGAACCTTTTCGTAAACGAGGACCCTATGTGGCAGACGCATATGCAGACGTTGATGAGGAGGAAGAGGAATATGGAGATCGCACAGATTTTAAATGATGCCATATGTGAGTATTATTCTGATGAAGATCTTCCAGTTCCAGATTGGAAATTAAAAAAAGATCCACAATGGTGGATTGATTATCTAAAAGAATTAAACATTGACCCTAGAAACCCATGAAAGTAGGATTAATCGGATTAGGAAGGATGGGAGAAGGGATGTCCCGTCGAATGCTAAAAGCAGGAATTGAAGTTTATGGATACAGAAGAAACATTACTAAGGCACAAGAAGCAGCAGATAACGGGTATATTACTGCAGCTGCAGATTCTTTGGAAAGCCTTGTTCAAGTAGTACACGAACAGGAAGGTATGGTTGGTAAATCACCAGGTATCTTTCAACTTGTTATTCCCGCAGAACTAGTAGAGGACACCATCAATGAGTTACTACCATTACTTGGCGACGGGGATATTATTATTGACCATGGCAATAGCAACTTTAAAGATTCTAGACGCAGGGCAGAACGGCTTGAAAAATTGGGCATCCAATATATTGACTGCGGTACTAGTGGTGGTGTTTACGGTTTGGACCGTGGATACTGTCTTATGGTTGGTGGTGCAAATACTGCAGTATCCGTCTGCTCTCCTATCTTTAGGGCACTCGCACCAGGTATCGGATCTGCCCCTCGTACAGATCCAACCAGTCGTGCAACATCTGCAGAGTACGGTTGGTTACACTGCGGACCACCAGGTGCAGGACACTTTGTCAAAATGGTTCATAATGGTGTAGAGTATGGAATCATGCAAGCATACGCAGAAGGATTTAATATCCTGCATGAAGCTGATGCTGGGGCAGCTTACGTTAAAGAGGGCGATGCTGAGGTTGCTCCGATGGAAAACCCGAAAGATTACTGCTACGATATTGACGTTGCTGAAGTGGCTGAGTTATGGCGTCGTGGCAGTGTGGTTGGTTCTTGGTTGCTTGACCTTACCGCTGATGTACTACGCAGCGATAGAGAGCTTAGCAAGTTCGGTGGGGGAGTTAGCGATAGTGGTGAGGGTCGTTGGACTGTTCACGCTGCTGTGGACCTTGGTGTGCCTGCCCCTGTTATCTCTACTGCCTTATTTGAACGATTCGGATCAAGACGACTCGGAGAGTTTGCAAACAAAGTCTTGAATGGTATGCGTTTCATGTTTGGAGGACACAATGTTCGGTAATGCCCTTGCGATCTTATGCATACCCTTTGTACTATCCACAATATATTTCGGGTTACGAAAGGGTGAAAATAATTACTACGACTCAGACAAATATGACGGAAACGGAACCGCTCACTAGACGCATAGTTATCTTCGGTGCTACTGGAGATCTATGTAAGAAAAAATTGATTCCAGCACTCTTTGAATTGTGGAAAAAAGAACTTCTTCCACAAAATATTTTGATTGTTGGTGCATCCCGTAGGGATCTTCCCAAAGAAACTTGGTTGGAAACCCTTGGTGATTACCCACTAGAGTTTACACATTGGTTAGATTTTGTATCAGCTGATCTTGACTGTCAAGAAAGTTTGAAAAAACTTCATGATAAGAGTGCAGATACAACATATTTCCTGTCTGTTCCACCAGAGAGATACGAAAATGCAATCATCAACCTCAAAGAAACAGGATTCCTCGAAGACCCAGACCGCTCCCGTGTTGTTATTGAGAAACCCTTTGGGTACGATCTTGAATCTGCTAATCATCTACAGTCTGTGGTGGGGAGATATTTACGCGAGAAGCAAGTCTATCGCATTGATCATTATCTCGGTAAAGATACTGTTAACAATATTCTTGCTACGAGATTTGGTAATGTTCTTCTGGAACCACTTTGGAATCGGGAGTACATAAGTGAAGTTCAAATCTTTGCAACTGAAACTTTAGGATGTGAGGGTCGTTCTCAATACTATGAGGGTGCGGGTGTGGTTCGTGATATGTTGCAAAACCATATGCTTCAGATTCTTTCTTTAATTGCAATGGAAGCACCCTGTAGGATGAATGCTGTTGAAATTCGTAGAGAGAAGACTAAAGTTCTTTCTGCAACAAGACTTGGTAGAAAACTTGTTACTGGACAGTATGAAGGTTATCGTAATGAACAAGGTGTTGGACCAGATTCCAGCACTCAAACTTTTGCTGCAGGTGACATTTACATTGACAACTGGAGGTGGCAAGGTGTTCCTTTTTACTTTTTGACCGGTAAGAAGATGCCATATCAATGTGTAGAGGTTGTTGTCAAACTTAAGGCGCCACCTGTCGGATTGTTTGAGGGTGAAACACCTGGACGTATTGTTATGCGTTTACAACCTCACGCACACCTTGATATTCAGATTGATGTAAAATCTCCTGGCATGAGTGAGCAAGTTGAACTTGCAACCCTCACTCATCGATACCCTGATTGGTTGGGTGTTGATGGTTATGAAAAACTTTTATATGATGCGTTAAATGCAGATCAATCGCACTTTGTTCACTCTGAGGAAGTGCTTGAGTCTTGGCGTATTGTTGACGATCTTCTTTGTACTGGTGAAAAATGTCCGGTAAGAACTACACCTTATATCTACAATACTGGTACTTGGGGTCCTTGGCATAAAGTACAACAAATTACCGACTGGGATTATCCAGCATAACCTATGGACAAAGACGAAAAGAGGGAGTTCTACAAGGGACTCAGAGAAAGGATTAAACAACTTAGGATGGAACATCTTTTTGAAGAACCTTGCCCACTTTACGAACCAGAAGAAGATGATTCATAAACTTTCACACTTTGCTGCTTATGTTCTCAACAATCCTTACACATTAGGATCATTGTGTGTGGCATTAGTGTTCGTTCCCATTCTTGGAATGTGGGCAGTTCACAAATATGGATGGGAACACTGGGCACCATTTGACAGAGGACATAAGTAGGGTTATAATAAACACATAAGGGACTGGAATGCATCCTGGCTCACATCTCCGAGAGAAAAAAGAATCGGAACAACAACCCATGTGAGAGAGAAGTGGGATCCTTCTTGAGCCCGTCAGTGTTATTCTGCAGGATATCACTGACGTATTATTTACGGGGTGTAGCTCAGTTTGGTAGAGCACCCGCTTTGGGAGCGGGCGGCCGTAGGTTCAAATCCTGTCACCCCGATTCGCATACATATTACAACTATGCACTTCTATTCTGTGGAATACTGGCAAAAGAATTGGGAAACTCTTATGGACAGAGTGGAGAAGGGAGAGACAATAGGTATAGAAAATGATAAAGGAGATAAAGCAGTAATGACACCAGCGGATGATGAAATCATACGCATCTATAGAGACCTCAATAATGAGGCATCTTGAGGGACTGTCGCCTAACGGTCAAGGCCCACTGCTTATAACGGTGTGACCTGGGTTCAACTCCCAGCAGTCCTACCTTGGAGGATTAGCAATCTGGTGAATGCAGCAAACTCATAATTTGCCTAAGGCGAGTTCGATCCTCGCATCCTCTATTGACGGATCTCCGTCAAACCCTTATAATACTAAGGTCAACACGCAAGACAATGACACTGACTAGTAAGTTTAAGAAAGACATTCAAACCCTTCGTGGTGCTGTCAATGGTGACTTTTTTCTGGATGTGAAGAATCCGAAACTTCTCAAAAAGATCCGTCGTTATTATGAGAACAATGGAGTCGTTTTTTCTGGTGACCCTCTTGATGATTATGATATTCTGATGGAGCAAGTTGCTGTTGATCTTGAATCTGTGGAGGTAGTGTGAAAGTTCTTCTAGAACGTTTTCCGTATCGTTATGTCGAGTCTGGCACACTTGAAAATGGTATGCCAGACTATCGCATTCAAAAAGCACATCACTACACTAAACGGTATAGTGACATGTATCTTCTTGATAATCAGATGCAACTTCTGACTGCGATTGATGACTTTGAATACACAAAATGGTTAGATCCAGAACGTGTTCCTTGTTATATCAAAGACTCGGTAAGTCGTTAAACTAGCCCTGGTCGGGATACCCCCTAGTCACGGATGGACTATAACAGCACTGGTGGAGTCATTAGACCCTCTAAAAACTAAATACTTTGAGAGTTAATTTTTTGATGCAATGGCAACTAAAGGAACAGCAGCAAAGTCTGCAAGTGGGGCAGCAATGTCCAAGTATGATGTGGAAGTCGAAGCAAGACTGAAAGCATTAGAAGCAAAGGCAGCAGCACCTGCTCCAGCAGCAGGTGGAGATACATCTGAGTTAGAAGCAAAACTCGATAGAGTTATTGGTCTACTCAAATCCAAATTTCCTGCAGTCTTCAAAGAACTTTGAGGTTTCTTGCTTTTCCTAAGAGCAAGTGGTGCGGATGGAGGTAACACTCCCGCCCTGTTTCTTGCTTCAGGTTAAAGAGCAAGTGGCGTGCATGTAAGACCTTATAAAGACCCTTGACACCAAGGGTCTTTTTTTGTATGATATATAGAAAGAAACTTTTTTATTAATGTCTGAATATAGTAAGACAGCACTAGTGCTTGGTGCTGGTGGCTTTATCGGAAGTCATATGGTTAAACGACTACGTTCCGAGGGATACTGGGTGCGTGGTGTGGACCTTAAGTATCCAGAGTATTCTGAAACAGAAGCAAATGAGTTTGTGCAGGGTGATCTGCGTGACGTGGATTTTGTTCGTCGGGTCATTCAATACAAAGGTGAGCAAGGTAACTTCTTTAATGAAATTCCCTATCGTTTGATCCGTCCCTTTGATGAGATCTATCAGTTTGCTGCTGATATGGGTGGTGCAGGGTTTGTTTTCAGTGGTGAGAACGATGCAGACATCATGCACAACTCTGTCACCATTAACCTGAATGTACTTGAGGAAGTTCGTAAACTTAATGAGACATTCAATGGTGATGTAAAGCAGTGGACAGAATGTAATCGTCCTGAGTTAGAACAACCCACCAAGATTTTCTACTCTGGATCTGCTTGCATGTATCCAGAACATAATCAACTTGATCCTGATAACCCCGATTGTCGTGAAGAATCTGCGTACCCTGCTAACCCTGATTCGGAGTACGGTTGGGAAAAACTCTTCTCAGAAAGACTTTACTTTGCTTATAACCGTAATCACGGTATCCCTGTTAGGGTTGCTCGTTATCACAACATCTTCGGACCAGAAGGAACCTGGGAAGGTGGAAGAGAGAAAGCACCGGCTGCAATCTGCCGTAAGGTCGCCTATCTTCCTGAGGAAGGTGGAGCAATCGAGGTGTGGGGAGATGGCTTACAAACTCGTTCCTTCTTGTTCATTGATGAATGCATTGAAGCAACTAGGAGATTGATGGATTCTGACTTCATGGGTCCTGTAAATATTGGATCTGAGGAAATGGTCACTATCAATGAATTGGTAGAAACTGCTGCTCATGTTGCTAATAAAAAAGTACAGAAGATTCATAAATTAGACGCACCTCTTGGTGTGCGTGGTCGTAACTCTAACAATGATCTCATTAGAGAAAATCTTGATTGGGATTATTCACAAACACTTGAAGAAGGTATTCGTACTACCTACGATTGGATTCAATCTCAGATTAAAAGTTCTGAACCATACGTTCCATTCTACCACCCCGTTTGATATGAGTAAATTAGGACCATATGCCTCCTACGATAAAGAAACTGGATATGCTACATGGGATCACCCAACCGCAGAATATACTGGTATTTTTGAAAGATTAAACATAGATGTAAAGGGAATCATCCATGTTGGATTGTATGACTTTCCTGAGCATGATTGTTATACAAAACTTGTTGGAACTAGAGTTGTTGGTGTAGAGGCCAACAAGTTTGTCTATGATACAATGGCAAAACCAGTTGCTGATGAGTGTGGATATCTTTGTTTTAATGAATGTCTTTATAGTGAGGATGGACTAAAGAAACAATTTTTTCTTGCAAATGATTGTTCGACACTGAACCCAGTTGCATACTCTGCTCATCTGTCAGCAAAACTCTCTAGAGGTAGTTATGTTGATGTCACAACAAAGAAGTTATCCACATTGATCAAAGAAAACAATATTGATATGAATCAATATGATTTTTTGAATATTGATGTTGAAGGTGCTGAACTTGAAATCTTGAAAGGTTTTGAAGATAATCTTAAATATATCAATACTATTTTTCTAGAAACTTCACTTGACGATAGAAATAATACTGGTGCATCTCATGATGTTATTGTAGAGTGGTTAGATAAAAGAAACTTTAGTCTTAAGGAGATGTCAGATTCTTATAGTTATGAGCAGTGGGGTGATTCTGTTTTTGTGAGAAACGATAGAGAACTAGATCCATTCAATAGGGAAAAGTATTTACTGAAATGAAAAATTTTAAACTGCTAAACGATACCTTCATTCACCTTTCTAATGGGAATAAAGGATATTCAACTCATGGGAAAGAATCTAAGTATATAAAGTGGATTCATGAGGGTGAAGGTAAGCAGCAACTCACGTTCAATAATCTAACTCCTGGCGATGAAACATTTTATGTTGATAGGTATATCCCTGCAGGACTACAGGATAACGTGAGTAAGAAGAAGTATGCTATTCTTCTTGAGTGCTGCTGGATTCTCAATCCACTCTTTGAAGAAATTAAGAATAATCTTGATACGTATGTAAATGCATATGAGAAGATCTTTACTTGGAATGAAGAACTGTGTGAACTACATGAGAAGTTCTGCTGGATTCCTGGTAATGGATCTTGGATCCGTGAACCACAGATCTATCCTAAGAACAAACTAGTTTCTATCATTGCATCTAATAAGTCTCATCTTCCTGGTCACCAGCAGAGGATGCACATGCTGGAACAACTGAAGGACTATGCTCCTTTGTTTGGACGTGGATTTAATGAAGTAGAATATAAAGAGGAAGCACTAGCAGATTATATGTTCTCAGTTGCTATTGAGAATGCTGATGATTGGTTTACAGAAAAGATCCTTGATTGTTTCTTGACTGGAACTGTTCCTATCTACTACGGAACTCCTAGTATTACAAAGTGGTTTAACCCAGATGGTATTGTGTTTCTTGAAGATGGATTTGATATTGAAGAACTAGATGAGGATCTTTATAAGTCTATGGAATCTGCGATCAAAGATAACTTTGAACGTGCAATGAAGATGGAAATGTTAGAAGATTTTATTTGGGAGACGTATTTTGAAATTGGGTAAAATCTGTCTTATACATCATTGGGCTGGTATTGGAGATATCTTTTATCTCCAGTCAGTTGCAAAGAAATACATCTCTATGGGGTATCAAATTATCTGGCCTCTTAGGGATGATATTTTATGGTTGGGTGATTACATCAAAGGTATTACTTTCTGTTCTAGAAGTGATAACTTCCCTGGCAAAGAATACTACGGACAGGACTCCGTTATTATCACTCCTAACTTTGTATACCTTGGCATCATGAGACCTCACCTGTGGGGTATTGGTGATGATAAGATTATGTCTTCTAAGTATAGTATCCTTAACATGGATCATACTGACTGGAAGAGTGGGTTTACTTTTGATAGAAAGTTTGATAAGGAGAATGATCTGTACTATAATGTTCTTGGTCTCAAGGATGATTCTGAGTTTGTGTTCATTAACAATCTCTACAATGAAAATAGAAATTGTCAACTGATGCGTCCAGAAAACTATGACTTGCCAGTTGTAGAACTTCAATATATTGATGGATTTACACTGCTTGATTGGTGTAAAGTCTTTGAGAAAGCAAAGAGTGTGTTTACAATCAACACTTCTTTGAATTATATTATTGACACTCTAGACACTTCATATGAGAGATATGTGGTTGTTGCACATAATGAACAGAATGAAAAAGAGATTGACTACCTTTTCAGTACACCACATGAAATGATATGCAAGTAGTAGATTATAAAGGGGACACATATCCACACTTTCAAACTATTGGTAATGCATCGCAGTTTGCCATCCCATTTGCTATGCATGTTTGTAATGGATATGGATATGATGTAGGATGTATGAAGCAAGAATGGGCTTTCCCTAATTCTGTTCCTATCGATCTGTCATTCAATAATGGATGGGAAGCAGATAAATTACCACCTATTGATCCTGATTATATTTTTTCAAGTCATTGTTTAGAGCATGTTCCCGACTGGGTTGCTACAATGGACTATTGGTATTCAAGACTTAAAGTAGGTGGTACATTATTTCTTTATCTTCCTGATTACAGTCAAAAGTATTGGAGACCTTGGAATAACAGGAGACATAAGCACTGTTTGAAACCAGAGTTTATCCGTGATTACATGATTGATAAAGGATATGATAATGTCTTCGTATCAGGTGTTGATCTAAATAACGCATTCATGGCTATGGGGGAAAAATGAAAAAGATTTTAGTTTCTACTTGGTGTACTGATGATTACTCAGAACTTTTGGGTGTGGAAAAACTAGCTAACTCAATTAAGTATTTTCATCCAGAGGTAGATCATGTTATTTTTGACACAAAGATGACTGAACAAATACACTCTGAAATGCCATGGATGAAACCTATCTGGATGATGGCAGCCACCTGTCTTCCTTTTGTCGAGGAATATGATATGGTTGTTCATTTGGATGCTGATGCTGTTGTCACTGGACCAATGACTGAGTTCTTTGAGAGTGAAGAAGATATTATTGGTGTCCGAAATAATAATTCTTTAGATAAAGCATCTGGACATGACTTTGGTATAACGATTACACATCTTCCACCTTTTGGAAATGGTCAGCAGATTCCAATTCAAAACTTTATCAATGCTGGCATGATTGGTGCTAATAGTAAACAGTTTTGGTATGATTGGCATAATCTGAATATTGAAGCTGCTAGAATTAAAACAGAAGTCAATCCTTATGCACATGGAATTGGTGATGAGCAGGATACTTTGAATCAAATTTTTAACTCAGACATGTACAATACAAAGATAGTTGATGCCATGGGATCAAATGTTTCCTATGGTATCTCCAATCATTGGGGCAAGAACGATAATCATTGGGAAAGTTGGTCGCAAATTTACGTAAAAGATGATAGACTGTACCTTGATGATCCTAAAACAGAGGAACCAATGTGTATCAAAGTCATGCACCAAGCTGGAGGACATGCTGCTGCACAATTAAATAGAGCAGCAGGTGGATTTAGAAATTGGTTGTCCTCTGTTGTATCTAATGAAGTTAATGATTACTTGAATGAGGTTCAAAATGGTTGATATTGAAGCACTTCTTAAAGACGTAAATCCTCCTTATTTTGCAAATAGTAAATGGGAACCAGGCAATCCTGTATATTATTCTGGTCCTTACTGGGATAATCAAGAGTTGGGAGCAGCTGTCAACGGACTTCTAAATGGTAAGTGGTTGGCATCTGGTGAGAAGGTGTATGAGTTTGAGAAGAAGTTCTCTAAACAATTCAATAAGGGTTACTCTTTGATGGTGAACTCTGGTAGTTCTGCTAACCTTGTCATGATCGCTGCACTGAAGAAAAGATTTGGTTGGCAAGATGGTGATGAGATCATTGTGTCATGCGTTGGTTTCCCTACCACCATTGCTCCTATCGTTCAGAATGGTCTGAAACCAGTCTTTGTTGATATTGATTTTTCTGATTTGAACTGGAGTATTGATGAGATAGAGGATAAGGTTTCTACTAAAACCCGTGCTTTGTTCTCTTCTCCTGTTCTTGGTAATCCATATAACTTAGATGATATTTTGGATATCTGTGATCGTAATAAGATCATGTTGATCTCAGACAATTGTGACAGTCTGGGTAGCAAGTGGAATGGTCGTTTCCTTACTGACCATTCTATTGCAGCATCTTGCTCTTTCTATCCTGCTCACCACATCTGCACTGGTGAGGGTGGTATGATTTCCTCTGATGATGAGGAATTGATCAACATTGCCCGTAGTTTGGCATGGTGGGGTCGTGATTGCTATTGTGTTGGTCAGCAAAATCTACTTGCTTGTGGAACTTGTGGCAAACGATTTGACAAGTGGATTGAGCACTACGATGGTATCATTGATCATAAGTATGTGTATTCTCAGATGGGTTACAACTTGAAGCCCATGGACTTTCAAGGTGCTATCGGAACCGTTCAACTGACTAAGCAGGATGAGATTCATCGTCTGCGTCGTAAGAACAAAGTTCTGATGCAAGAAATCTTTGATCGTATTCCTGGTGTTCGCAGTGTGAATGAACTACCTGAAGCAGAGACCAGTTGGTTTGGTGTTCCTATTATTTGTGATAGTGTAGATACTAAGACTAAACTCACCAAGCACTTGGAAGATAATAAAGTTCAAACTCGTAACTATTTTGCTGGCAATATCTTGATGCATCCTGGGTATCGTCATCTTGATTATTATCGGAACTATCCGAATGCTTGTAAGGTACTTGATCTGGTCTTCTTTGTTGGTTGTTCTCCAACAATCACTGAAGAGATGATTGAATATGTTGGCACTGTTGTTGATTCGTTTGAAAAATGAGAGTATCGGATTATGTCGTAGACCAGATTTACAAGGCTGGATGTGATCACATCTTTCTTGTAACTGGTGGTGGTGCGATGTTCTTGAATGATGCTGTAGCAGCACATCCAAAGATCAAACCAATTTGTAATCACCATGAACAAGCATCAGCAATGGGTGCTGTAGCATATGCTAAGTACAATAATAGTCTAGCAGCAGTCAATGTAACCACCGGATGTGGAGGTACTAATGCCATCACAGGACTGCTAGACGCATGGCAGGACAGTGTTCCTGTTATTTTCGTGTCTGGTAATGTTAACCGACTTCATATGGCACCAGAGGGTGTTAGAAATCTTGGTGTGCAGGAAGCAAACATCATCGATATTGTGAAACCAATCACAAAGTATGCTGTAGTGGTTAATGATCCTGAGGATATTGAGGAGGTTATGAAGGATGCGATTCGGATTGCTACTCATGGTCGTCCTGGTCCTGTATGGATTGACATTCCTATGGACGTACAAGGTGCTCAGTGTTTTGACATTGAATCTGAATTGAGAAAATCAAAGAGACCCCTTATCTTGGCAGGTAATGGTATCAACTGTGCTCAAGCCCGTGATGAGTTTATTGATTTTGTTCAAAGTACAAATATCCCTGTAGTTACTTCATATAATGCAGTTGATCTGTTTCCATCTGTCTATTCAAACTTTGTAGGTAGAGTTGGTGTAAAAGGAACCCGTGCCGGTAACTTTGCAATGCAGAACTGTGATCTGCTTCTGGTGATTGGTTGTCGTCTATCTGTTCCTGTAACTGGATATAACTATAAAACCTTTGCAAGAGACGCAAAAGTAATTGTTGTCGATATTGATAAGGATGAACATGCCAAAGAAACTGTAAAGATTGATCGGTTTATTCACCGTGACGCTAAGGATTTTCTTACACTCAATAAGTTTGATCGCAATAAGACTGATTGGAATGAGATTTGTCGTCTATGGAAGAAGAAGTGGCCTGTCTGTCCTGTCGAGAACCCGTCAGAAAAAGTAGACCTTTACTACTTTATGAAGGTTCTAAACGATCGTAAACGTATTGATGACGTAGTTATCTCTGATGCTGGTTCTGCTTTCTATGTTTGCGCTCAAGCAACAGAGATTCAGGGAGCACAAAGGTTCATCACCTCTAGTTCTCAGGCAGAGATGGGATTCACCATTCCTGCTTGTATTGGTGCAGCATTTGCTAAGGATGGTGAGGTGATTGGAGTGACTGGTGATGGTTCGTTTATGATGAACTTACAAGAACTTCAGACTATTGCTCATTACAATCTTCCTGTTAAACTATTTGTGTGGAACAATGAAGGTTATCTTTCTATCCGCACCACACAAAAGAAGTTCTTCGAGGGAAGAGAGATTGGAACCGATGCTGAGAGTGGTGTATCCATTCCAAATATCCGTGAAGTAGTGAAGAGTTTTGGCATTGAGCATGTGTATGCTGATGCAAAAGAACTGGATCATGCAGTCCGAACTACACTTGACCATGATGGTCCTATCGTATGTGAGGTTCTTTGTGAAAAATGGCAAGAAGTTGTTCCAACAATGCAAGGTAGAAAAAATGCAGATGGTACGATTAGCGCACCACCTTTAGAAGACATGTATCCTTTCTTGTCGAGAGAGGAATTTCATGATAATATGATCATTAAGCCCTTAGACTAATATGCCTGCTGATAATAAAGATAAGGTAACTATTCTAAAGTTACGCAAACAAAAACAAAACAATGTGAAAACAGTTGGTGTCACTGCTTATGACTATCCACAGGCACTTATGGCAGACAATGCTGGTGTGGATTGGATTTTAGTTGGTGACTCACTTGGTATGACCACCTTGGGGTACAAGAGCACCATCCCAGTCACTATGGACGATATGCTGCGATCTGCCAGAGCAGTTGCTAGGGGGTCAAGTCGTGCATTCACCGTGGGTGACTTGCCTTACATGTCATATCAAGTTTCTAATGAAGAGGCAGTAAGGAATGCCGGTGACTTCATCCAAGCAGGCATGGATGCCGTTAAGGTTGAGGGGTGTATGGTAGAAAGGGTCAGGGCGATCTGTGATGCAGGTATTATGGTCATGAGTCACCTTGGTTTAACTCCTCATACCCGTGCCAAATTAGGTGGATATCGTGTTCAGGGTAAGACTGCTGATCAGGCAAAGGTCATTCTTGATCAGGCACTGCGTTTACAAGATGCTGGATGTACTTTCCTACTTCTTGAGGGTATGCCTAGAGAGTCTGCTGAGATGATTGCAACTAACCTTCATATTCCTGTATATGGAATTGGTGCTGGTGATAGGGTTGATGGACAGTTGGTTATCATGCATGACTTAGTTGGACTCTTTTGGGAGTTTAAGTCTAAGTTTGTGAAAAGATATTGTGAAGCTGGACAAATGATTCAGTCTGCCCTGACTGAATATGTCAATGAGGTTCGTGATGTCAAGTTTCCTTCACAGGAAAACTTCTATGAAATTAAAGATGAAGAACTAGAAAAACTTTTAGGACAAGGAGCAGGTTGGAAACATGACAAATAAAAAGATTCTTTTCACTGGTGGCAATGGTTTCATTGGTCGTCAGGTTATTCCTTTTATTCAGAAGGCAGGATATGAGGTAGTTAGACCCAGGTCAACTCAAGTTCGTCTAGAAGTTGATAGAGAGGTTGCGACTCTATTTGATGATGGTCAGCACTATGATGCTATTATTCATGCTGCTATTGTTGGTGGTCGAAGAGATGCTGACGATGATTATAGAGTTTTGTATACTAATCTCAATATGTTTGAGACTCTGTATAAGTATGTTGATCAAACTGATATGTTCATTAATCTTGATAGTGGTGCATCATACAGTCGTCCTGCTCCAGTTGAGGAACCATCTCCAGAAGATTTTGGTAAATTGATTCCAGAAGATCCATACGGATTTTCAAAATATATTATTGCTAAGCGTGTATTAGATAGTTCAAAGGGTTTGAATCTTCGTATCTTTGGATGCTTTGGTGAACATGAAGAAAATACTAGATTTTTTAATACCAATATCAATAGGTACATTAATAAAGAACCAATTCAATTGATCAAGGATCGGAAGATGGATTTCATCTATGCTGATGATCTCTACAAGATTATTCAGTATTATCTTGATGGTAATGATGGACCGAGAGATGTGAATTGCGTTTATGAACGTAAGTATATGCTCAGTGATATTGCTGAGATTATTAATAACTTAGGACCTCATAAGGTTGACATTCAATCCGAGGGACAGTATCCTATATACCCATATATTGGAAAGGCAAACGATCTGCCTATTGAATATGATGGTTTAACAAACGGAATTCGTAAAGTTTATGAAGCATATCTTTGTCAACGGAACGTTTGATGTTCTACATCCAGGGCACGTACAGCTCCTCAACTATGCTAAGTCTTTTGGAGACACTCTTACGGTTGGCATAGATAGTGATAGAAGGGTCACAGAAAAGAAAGGACCCTCTAGACCAATCTACAATATAAAAGACAGATCGTTTATGCTTCAAAACTTAAAATCTGTTGATCATGTCGTTGTGTTTGATAGTGATGAGGAGTTAGAACATTGCTTAAAAACCATTAGACCTGATATAATGGTTGTAGGATCCGACTGGAAAGGAAAGTCAGTGATTGGATCAATGTATTCTGCTGAATTGAAATTCTTTGATAGAATAGAAGAGTATGCAACAACAAAAACAATTCAAAGTATTATTGATCGGGGATAGTTGCTCTGATGAATATGTCTATGGAATCTGCGAAAGATTAAATCCAGAAGCTCCGGTCCCTGTTCTTAGAGAGACTGAAGTAAAAACTCAAAAAGGAATGGCATGGAACGTGAGAGAAAATCTCATGTCATTTGGAATCAAAGTTTATATCCTTACTCAAGAGGAGAGAATTATTAAACGTAGATTTATTGATCAGAGATACAATCAACAACTCCTCAGAGTTGATGTTGAGGATACAGTCAAACCTCTTGGGTATGATTTGCCTAAGGAAAATTTTGATGCTCTTGTCATATCAGATTATGACAAGGGTTTTCTAACAATAGAAAGAATCTATGAATTGGTTGAGTGGTTTGATGGACCTATCTTCATTGATAGTAAGAAGACAAATTTACCAGTTGATAAGGCATATATCAAAATCAATGATGATGAGTATTCTAAACTTGATGATGAATTAAAGGACTCTCCTAATCTGATCGTTACTAAGGGGTCACAGGGTGTTGACTATCGAGGCAAGAATTATCCAGCAATAGGGGTTAGTGTCTTTGATGTTTGTGGTGCAGGAGACACTTTCCTTTCTGCTTTAGTTTACTTATACCTTTTGTATGGTAAAATAGAGACAGCAATACCTTATGCAAATAAAGCAGCAGCAATTGCTGTAACACACTTTGGAACTTATGTATTATCTGAGAGGGATGTAAATGAGGTATGTAGTTGATATTGATGGAACTATCTGCACTCCAGGTCCTACAGAGGAGATGAGATATGAACAAGCGATGCCAATTCAGGATAGAATTGATAAAATAAATAAACTATACGACGAGGGTCATACCATCGTATATCTCACTGCCAGAGGAATGGGTCGGTATAAGAATAATGCAGATCTGGCAAAACAAGAATTCTATGAATTTACAGAGATACAATTAAGTTTGTGGGGATGTAAGTATCATCAATTGTTCCTTGGTAAACCTTCAGCAGACTACTACATAGATGATAAAGGAATCCACTCTGATGACTTCTTCGGAAATTAAACATGTTCCCAAGGGATGGGGATATGAAAAATGGATCGTCAATAATGAAGAGTATTGTGGTAAACTTCTTTTTCTGAATGAGGGAAAGAGATGCTCTTGGCACTATCACAAATTAAAAGACGAAACTTTCTATCTACAATCAGGAAAAATTCTTCTTTACTATGGAGACTCTGATAGTCTTGATGAAGCGAGTGATATTATTTTGGAACCAGGAGATAAATTTCATATCTATCGTGGACTAAGACATCAGATGATTGCTATTGACGACTCAGAATTATTTGAATTTTCTACACAACATTTCGACGACGACAGTATTAGAGTAAAGAAAGGAGATTAATATGAAAGTTGTTATCCCCATGTCTGGTATGAGCCGCAGGTTCATGGATGCTGGTTATACTTTACCAAAGTATTTGTTAAAAATAGATGGCAAGACTGTAATCGAACATATTATTGATCTCTATCCTAAGGATACTGAATTCGTCTGTATTCTGAATAGGAAGAATCATGATGAAACAGTCATTGCAGGTCTCTTGCTTCGTAAACTTCCTGAGGGATCTTCAATCAAAGTTATTGATCCTCATAAATTAGGTCCAGTTCATAGTGTTCTCCAAGCACTGAATGATATTGATGACGAGGAGCAGGTCATTGTTAACTACTGCGACTTCTCAATGAAGTGGGACTATGACGACTTTGTTTCTCATGTGACTGACACTGACTGTGATGGTTGTGTAATTTCCTACACTGGATTTCATCCTCATATGTTGGGTAGTGATAATTATGCATTTTGTAGATTGAGAGAGGGATCATATCAGATTGAAGAAATTAGAGAAAAGCAACCGTTTACAGACAATAAGATGTCTGAATATGCTTCTACTGGCACCTATTACTTTAAGAAAGGTAAGTATGTTAAGCACTATTTTCAACAGTTGATTGACGAAGATGTCAATATCAACGGAGAATATTATGTCAGTTTGGTTCATAATCTGATGATCAGGGATGGATTATACAACACTGTATATGAGGTTCCAAACATGCTTCAGTGGGGAACACCACTAGATGTGAAGATGTATCAGCAATGGTCTGATTACTATCGTGCAGTAGTTGATATCAAGAGTAAGTTAAAACTTAAGGGATGTGTAACCGCACTTCCCATGGCTGGTGCTGGTAGTAGATTTTCAAAGGAAGGGTATGGTGTACCGAAACCATTCCTTATGGTTAATGGTGAGTACATGGTTGACCAGGCAGTTAAATGTCTGCCAGAGACAGATAAAACAATCTTTGGTGCTCTTGAATCTCATATGAGTATGATGCCGTTAGAAGAGTATCCAGAGGTTGTATGGTTAAAAGAAACTCCTGCAGAGGGTCAGTCCATTACAACATCAAAGATTGTAGAAAAGATCGACGATGATACTTCAATCTTACTTTCCGCATGTGATAATGGAGCATTGTACGACTCTGATAAGTTTGCTGATCTGATTGAGGATCAGAATAACGATATTGTCGTATGGAGTTACAGAAATAATTATACAGCACATCATAATCCCAACATGTATTCCTGGTTGGAGGTTGATGCGAATGATACTATCAAGAAAGTAAATGTCAAGAAGTTTACCGGAGAGAATCCTGTAGATGAGTATGCTATAGTGGGAACAATGTTCTTCAGAGATAAGAAAGTTTACAATAAATCTCTTGTGAGATTATTTGAGATGAACGAAAAAGTAAACGGAGAATTCTATGTTGATAGTTTGCTTAACGCTGCTATTGATTTAGGTTATACAGTGAAGAACTTTGAGATCGATCACTATATTTGTTGGGGAACTCCCAATGATCTCAAGACGTATAGATACTGGCAAGAGTTTTTTCATAAAGTGGATTGGCATCCTTATGACTATGGCAAAGATTACCTTACCAATTAGATATTGGGATCAAGGTCCGACAAGAAGAATAACTGCTACTGATAAAAATAGCAGAACAATAGAAGCAGCATATTTTAACTTTGTAAAATTTACTGGACTATCAAAACATTATCCACTGCCACTTTTATATTCATATCAAACAAAGAAACTCTATCTCCCTCTTAGGGAAAAGTTCATGTCCTTAAACAGAGGAACTGTGTATGAAGATGGGGACATGTCGTATGAGATAGAGCATCTTCCTCTTGGGAAAACATGCGATATTCCAATGTTTTTCTTTGTATATAATATGGCAAACTATTATCATTTTCTATATGATACTTTGCCATATCTTTATGCATACTTTAACGAAAAGAAGATTCATCCCGACATGAAGTTACTTGTCAGCCCTCCTGAAGGGAAAGATGATCTCTACCCTTTCGTATGGGACAGCCTGGAGTTGTTGGGTATTACTAGAAAGGATGTTGTGTTTCTTAACACGGATGTGATGTATAATCGTGTCTGTGTCTCATCATCATTGACACATAATGGTTTATCCAACTGTCCTCCACATAAAGGTGTATTTGAAATTCTTAATCAGATGAAGAGTGATTATGTTGGACCTGAAAAGATATACATCTCTCGTCGTACCTGGTTGAATAGTGATACTTCAAACATTGGAACGAACTACACAGAACGTCGTAAGTGTATTAATGAGGATGAAGTTGCACAGATGTTTATTGATCAGGGTTTCAAAGAAATTTTCTGTGAGAACTTGACAATGGAGGAAAAGATTGGTATGTTTAGGTCTGCAAAGTATGTTGCAGGACCAATCGGTGGAGGTATGTGTAATGTCATATTCTCTCCACCAGAAACTAAAGTTCTATCTATCAACAGTCCAACTTTCTTCGATGTGAACTTTAGATTTGGATATTCTATGGAGCATACAGACCTTACTCATTTTGAGTACACTGAATTTACTGACAAGAAAGAAGAGTCTGTTGAGAGTGATGGATCATTATCTATTTCTGGAGGACTAAATTCACCTTGGAAAGTAGATCTAAATAAACTATCCAAAATTTTAACTGCATGGATAACCTCTTAGAACTAGCACACTTGCTGGGATCCTATGCCATTTGTGGTGAAGGTAATGTCTCTATGAAGGATGTGAAGTCTGATGATTGTTTTTGGGTGAAAGCAAGTGGGACTTCGCTTGATACTCTCAGCAAGACAGATCTTGTTGCATGTAAGATGAGTGGTGTGCCTTTTGATTCTCTAGGTCTTAAACCAAGTATTGAAACAGGGTTTCATGCATGGTTCCAGAGAGAGTTTGATGGAATTAAATTTGTTGCACATACTCATCCGCCAAAGACCATGGAGGTTGTGTGCTCCGAGCAAATATGGTCTTTTGCTGAGCACAGACTATTTCCCGATCAGATTGTAAGAAATGGTGCAAAGTCTTGTGTTGTCCCCTATGCTATGCCAGGTAAACCATTGCTTGAAGAAATTAAAAAGAGTGTTCTTGCATTTATAGAAGAAGAGGGATATTTTCCCAAATTGATTCTACTTCAGAATCATGGTATAATTGTAGCGTCTACCTCACATAAAGAATGTATTGCATCTACTCTAATGTGTGAGAAGTCTGCAGAAATTTTCATTGGTGCTAAGGTTCTGGGTCAAACTAGATTCTTATCTGAAGATGAAGTGAAAGAAATTGACAAGTGCCCCAGTGAAGAACGAAGGAGAATGATGTATCGATGAAAGTAATCTATGTTGACATTGATGAAACGATTTGTAATCGTGAGTCATCAACTGATTTTGGTGTAGTGCATGACTATACAAAAGCAGAACCGATTCAAGAGAACATTGACAAGATCAACAAACTCTATGATGAAGGGAACACTATTGTTTATTGGACTGCAAGAGGCAGTCGTAAACAAATTGATTGGACTAATTTGACTCAGCAACAATTATCAGACTGGGGTTGTAAGTATCACGAACTCCGTGCTGACAAACCTTTCTATGACCTCTTCATTGAGGACAAATCATTACGTATTGAGGAAGTATGAGAATCATATCTCACAGAGGCAACATTCGTGGACGTGTTCCTGGAAGGGAGAATGCTCCCAGTTACATTGATTGTGCTCTTGGCAATGGTTATGATGTAGAGATTGATGTATGGTCAATTGATGGTGATTTTTGGTTGGGACATGATAGACCAGAGTATAAGGTAACTTGGAACTGGTTCTCTAAGAGACAGGATAATCTTTGGTTACATTGTAAGAATGCACAAGCAGCAAAAGATTGTGCAGTGTTTCAATCTTTCTGTCATACTGGTGATCCATATTCTTATACATCAAATGGAAAGATTTGGTTACATGATACGGAGCAAACTTTTGATTATAAAACTATCATCCCCTTACTAGAATGGGATCTCGTTGATAGTTTCAAACATAATATTGATGAAGTGCCTTATGGCATCTGTACAGATTACCCCTACATGTTACCATGACAAGAATTGCATTATGTTACTCTGGAAGACCTAGAAGTTATCAAGAGTGTCATGAAAATCATAAACAACATTTTCGTCTAGGTCAGAACGATGTAGACGTTTTTGCACACATGTGGTTTGATGAAGATCTTGTAGGCACTCAATTCAGAACTGACGTTGGTCAGGGCACTTGGCCAGACTCTGGTGTCAAGGAATGGATTGACGAGAACTGGAAACCAAAAAAGATTAAGTATGAGAAACCTAGATACTTTGCCGATATGTTCAATGATACATGGCAAACTAAATGGGTAGCAAGTCATCCAAAGGACAATCAGATTTCTATGTTCTATGGTATTGAGCAAGCAATTAAACTAAAGAAAGAGTATGAGGAAGAGAATAATTTTAAGTATGACTATGTGATTCGTATGAGATCTGATCTCGTATTCTTAAAATCTCCTGGTCAGTTTGAAGATTATGATCCGAATAAACTACATGTATTTGATATGCAAGCAGGATTAGATTGGATACAAACTGGAGTAAAGGATTACGGTATTCTTGATATCATTGCATGGGGTGGGTCCGAGGTAATGAATAAATATGGTACAATCTATTCTAACTTGCAAAGGATCACCGAAGAAGGGTGTCCAATGTTTACTCCTGATTCTTCTCTTGGATATAACGCTAAGGTTATCAATAATCTAGAGTATGAAAAACACAATTGGAACTTTAAAGTTTTTGTAGCAAACCACAGTTACGGTAATTGATTTTATTACATGAAAGTTTTAAATCTTGGATCGAGTGGGCAGATCGGCGCCTACCTTACAGAATACCTTCGTAAGAAAGGTCATGAGGTTATCGAGTATGATAAGAACCTTGGAGCACAATATAACCTCACAGCAATCCCCAGCACCTGGTTGGAGTCTTGTATCAAGCAAGCAGACTTTGTGTTCTTCCT